CTACCACTTCCGCTCCTGGTCCGGATCATCCAGGCAAATCCTGCTAAGGCCATTGGCCTGACAAATGTTTTTCCCCTCATCACAAATTACAAGAGCCCAGCGGATGGAAATAGGAATCATTTTCCGAATATAAAACTCCACAAAGTCGTAGCCGCGCCATGCGCACCTGTGAATGCTGTACAAATAAGCATCAGACGCAGCATCGTAACATTCCTGGAATGCAAGGCTGGAATATTTCACCTCAAAGCGTCTCAGCGCTCTTTTAATGAAAGGATCGCCATATATTTCAAAAGGGTAGGCCGCAAACAGAGCTTTCACTTTGTCCCCGGCTGCTTCGTGAATCTTTTGGATGCTGGACGGCAGATATATATACAACTGCTTTTTGCATAGCATCACTCTGTTTTTCCTATAATAGAAACAAAAAATCCAGTATTTTCAATGCTTTCGTCGGTGAAGTGTAGGAATAGTCAAGAAATAAACGACTTTTCTACACTTTCCGATACACCGTTTTACCCTTTATCTCAGAGCCAGAAATATCTTCAATCCGGTTCCCATCCAAATCCTGAAGGGTATCGTAAAAGCACTGTTCGTCCGGATAATTGCTGAACAACGTTCCAGTAATTATTGTACCATCTGCCAGGTGTGCGGTGCAACCCTTGAATAAGGTATCTGGAGTAACCGTATCGTTTGTGAGGTCGATTAAAATCTCTGTACCGTAAACGACCTTATTTACAGCCATCTAATCACCCCGCAATCGTTACCGTAGTACCTCCTGCCGAATTAGCAGATTCGACGTAGGCAATCGGGTTTATCACGACTTGGGACAGATAATCAATACCGTTATCAGGAAGAACCGTTTGCTTTACTGTAGAAGGTGTTGCCGTCTTTGCCTGAGCCGTAACATCTGAAGAAGGTTCACAATCGCCTTCCACCCCCAAAACATTGACGCCTTTCTTAATGTTTCCAGGAATGAGTTTAGCCTTTTCCGTTGCGTCAAGCTGCACTGTTCCTGAGCCGTCATGATAGCCAATGGGAACCGTGTAGACAGAATCTTTATCTGCAATCGTCTCGGCAACGGCTCCGTTGTTTTTCATAGTGCCGGATATCTTACTTCCTCTCGCGTATGCGATTTGCCCGTTGAGGATTTCAGCGGCAGTCACAGTGGCGTCTGTAGAGTCCACGTCAAATGAACAAGCGCCTTCAATTACTTCACCACTCTTATCGTGGGCGGTGTACCCAGTCAGCAGTTTATCTTTCGTAACACTGTCCCCGGTTAGATCAATCAAAGTGTTGCCGCCGTAAATCACTTTATTTATTGCCATTTGTATCCACCTCCTTCGCAATATAAGCGGTTGTTCCGTTGGACTCATTGCTGGTTTCCCAATAGGGAATCTCCGTAACCAGAATATCATCCTTTAGCACTTTATTTGCTGTGTTCAAAATTTGGGAACCGGTTGCTTTTGGAACAACTTTGTAGTCGCCAGAATAAGTATCGTATTCCTTTGTCACGCAAATAGCCCCGTTCAGACTTTCGCCGCCGGAAAGTGTTCCCCGTAAAACAGACTCCCCAGACATCTTCCCGTTTAAAGAATCCAACGCCTGTATACCGCTCATATCAGCACACCTCCTCCGCTATTTTAATTTTAGAGGTAGTGATGAAAGTATCCACTTCACCAGATGCTTTCGTTAATTGGATATCGTATACATAAGTTCCGAAAGCGAGGTCTTTCGTATCTTCCGGATTCAGAATCAGTTTCATAGTATCGATCGGAATATCTTTTACCAGCAAAGTATCTTCATCCGTATAATTGGCTTTCATCGCAAAGCGAATGGAATCCCCTTCAGATGGTTCATACGGATTCCCCTTTGAATCGGCAACGGAAATCTGAGCCATGAAAGTATCGCCCCGCGTAAGAGTAATGGTTGTTCCGGAAACCTTATAGCTCATAGCTCGCCTCCATTTCTGTCGAGCAATCGAAAACGGCTATACCCGCTACAATAATAAAAGCCGCCCACATATATAGGCAGCGAATCATAGACGAGTATAGCCGTAAGGAGATTGCATTTGTGGTGTTACTTGGTATCCTTGTTGTAGCTTGCGGCGCTGATTCCCAGAAGAACACCCAGGAAAGTATCAACAGCCGTAATGGTGCCGACCACCTGCTCGCCATAAGGCAGATTCCAGATTCCAGCCAGCGCAAAATATAAAGTGCCGGCTGCCGGAAGCAGATACTGGGCAATCCATTTCAGAGTGTCATAGGTTTTGTTACTCATCTTCATGATTTGTTTCCTCCTTGTATTGTGACTTGTGTATGGGTAATTTGTTTACCTCGTTCATGATCCGCTTGGCGGAGCCATTTCCACCCATCTTCTCGTAAGGCTTATAAAGATATTCGTAGAGATTTTCGTACTCATCCGAGGTAATGTATCCTCTCTCGATATACGCCATCCCCAAATACATAATCCGGTCATGCCCAAGCCCTATGAGCATTTCAGTTTTCACGTCTTTTTTCTCAAGCCGTTTTGTTATGTAGGCCCACAGCCCAGAAGACGCAAGAACTGAGCTAAATATAGTAAGTAGTATTTGAAACCACTGTTCCATGTCATACCTCCTGTAAAATATTTTGTGGCGACCTATCAAATATAACCAGCTTCTTGTTTACGACTGTTACTGTCTTGTCGAATAGGTCTTCATATAGCCGCATAAGGTTTTGACGCTGCTGCCTGGATAGAATCTTGTAGAAACTTCCCATCCAACCACGGAACATATTCTCTACATTCTCATAGAGGACTTCTCCGTTTTCAACCTTAACAGCCAGTTTCTTCAATTTTCTGCGCATTGCTGTAACCCTATCCGGATTGATTCTTTTAATGATTTTTCCATCTTTGGTAAGTGTATATTTCACTTGCAGGAATTTGTATGTGCTGGATATCTTAACGATACGAGTCTTCTTTTCGTTAATATGAATGCCCAGCTCCTCAGCGATTGCCCGAATATGGTCAAGCAAATCCAGCAACTCCTCTTTGCTTGGGTTCATGATATACCAGTCGTCCATATAACGACCGTAAAATTTCTCACTTCTTACATACTTCACATAATTGTCAATACGGTACGGATAATAGATACCGATAACTTGTGAAAGCTGATCGCCAATATTTACCGATTTCGCCATCCACTTCTCGCCGGTTAATTGTTCCTTGGGTATTTCCCGGTAATTTAGCTTATTAAACGTATCAGTCATGCAACTGGCGTATTCTTCGTCAGTCATGTAAGAAACATCAATCTTGAACCCATCAAATATAAGTGTCAGAAGCCAGTCAATGAACTCATCATCGTCAAAGAGTTTTAACAATTCCCGCTTCGCTATCTCATGAATGATATTGTCGTAGAATTTTGAGAAATCTCCGAACAGAATCCATCCTTCATTGCCATACTGCTTGTAGTACCGCCGAAGATGCACCTCAAAACGCTCTCTTTGGTGCGAAATTCCTCTACCTTTGATGGAAGCGCCATTATCATAGATGATATGCTTCTTAACCTCTGGCAACAAAATTTCATCACATAAAGCATGGCGAACAATACGGTCTCTGATTCGGATACTTGTAATAGGTCTTACTCGGCCCCGTTCGGACAAAGAAAACTCCTCCACAGGACCATTTTCCAAAGTCCGATTGAGAAGGTCTTCCTGAATGGAGAAAATATACCTCAAGAAATTCATCATGAACTTCTGCGTCGTTTCTTTCCATTTGCTGCCTTTCACAGAAGCCTTGTAAGCCCTATACAAGTTGTTGGCGTCAGACAAAATCTCTTCATACGTCATAATTATTCACCGTGATAGCAATACTTACCGTAGTAAATTGCGTCCAGCTTTGTCATTTATCCTTGATGGAAAGGACAACGTCTCCTTCTCGGTTGGTTAGACTGAGAATCCGGACGAACCCCATTAGAGTTCGAAGCGTTGTTGTAGTTCGTATTGCCATTGTTGTTCACATTAGCGAAATTAGCCGAAGAAACGACGCGTTTTAGACATTGCCCTGCAAGTATGCTTTGATTTTGTTGTCGCGCTGACGCCATTTCTTTATCAAACCGATTTCTCGGTCGATAGCATTAACATATCTGCCATAGGTATTAACGTCCACCTCGAAGATTTCCACGATTCGCTGAAGCTCTTTGAGAATCTGCTCGCAATTTATAATCGCATTGTTCTGATAGTCCCGCCGCTGTTCATACTCACGCATAGAAGTGGGGTAGGTCGAATTAGCCGCTCTTACGTTGCTCGTCAATTGGGATGCCAACTGGTCGATTCGATTTTTGAAATTGGTCATCAAATATCGATACTTCGCAAAGTCTTCTGTCTCGTCCTTTCCATAGGCATAACGGACCCGTACCAGATGGTCTAAATCTTTTACCCCGAAACTTCTCTGCATGAAATCAAGCAGCATGTCATGTAAATCTATCGAGAAGGTAATGGCCTCAAATTTGGATTCCTTCCGTTTGCTTGCCAGGACACTCATCAATAAGCGGCTCCGGTAATCTCAGCAAACTCTTCCTCGGTAATCCAGCCCTTTACTACGGCATTACGAACGCGGGTTACATCCCACAGCTTCTTGTTGTAGTAACCTCTTACTTTGTCGTAATTCTTGCTATGTTCCATGGTGCTCTCCTTTCTTTACTTAAAGCTCGACATCGCACATCATCGCGATATACTCAACATCAGACTTAAGCTTTGCCTGTTCCAGTTCTTTCTGCGGAATATCCCGCAGGACAAACCACGATTTTTCATTGACGGTCGTTACCTGTACCAGATCCATATTCTCATGAATTTCTTCATTGGTTCCGTCACTGATGATAACCGGGGAACACGTTCCGTCAAAGATGGAAGCGTCAACGGCCTCCTCGGAAATGAAATTGTTTCCGTTCATGGTAAGGTTGTCAAGGACGGTTCCATCGGCAAGGGTGATTCTATAAGTTTTCTCATCCATTTTGATTCTTCCTTTCACTAATTTTTTCTGTTATAACACAAAAGCTCGTCACCTGAGTACGGTGTTTTCTTTCGGAGCGAGGGGGCACGAGGCCCCCCAGATTCAGCTAACCAACCAAACCGAAGACCGGACGAACCCCACGAGAGTACGAAGCGCCGGCGTAGACCGCAGTGCCAACGCTGCCCACACGAGCGAAATAAGCCGAAGAAACGACGTCTCTCAGCCACTGAGTCTGTCTCTGCGGATTGATAAATCTCGGATAAAGCTTCATCAATGCCAACTGGGTTTTGTCGATGGTGTAACGGTTCGGAACGAAAGAACCGTCTCCAGCCGGAGTAAATACCAGACTTCCGTACATCATAATCTCATTCGGAAGCTCAACCGTAGAATCGTACCAGGCGCCGGCAGAAGGATAACCGTTGGTCACGGCATTGGTCAGATATTCCCTGTGGGTGAGAATGTTGGCAGAACCGAAAGCTGAGTTCACCAAAGTCTTTGCATTGGCAAGATTGTCTGTGTACATCTGAGAGCCGACATAGCCGCCGGTAGTGATGTTAGTTTCGTTCATCTTTGCGCTATACAAAATGCCATCCGGCATAATCACCAGATGAGGGGTTGTACAGGCCGTATCACCGTCATTCAGCCAGTAGTTGATATCAACGATTCTCCAGATCCTGTCCCCGATAGTCCAGTAATCCCCGATAAAGAATCCTTTAAATGTACCAGCCTTAATCTGGGCTTTCTGAGCCGTTGTCAAAGCCGTTCCAAGATTCTTTCCGCGGAAAATATTCCGGCGCTGCTCCACAGAGATAACCGAGTCCAAAATCCCCCAGAAAGCATCGTTGACGGTAATACCCTTATTGCCGTCCGCAGCAGAAACCATCAGCCTATCCGTCGCGGAAACCGACGAAACCTGTGTGAGCTGCGAAACATCCATCTTGGCAAGATAGTCCTGGGAAGAACTAACTGCCACAAGTGCCGCAAGCAAATCCCTTGCAAGGATTGTTTTTGTCCCGCCGTCCCCGTCCACAAGTAAGACGTTGTTGGCGAGGAGCTGCGTTACTTTTTCGTAATCTGTAATTTTCATTACTTAATCCACCTTTCTTTTTAATCGGTAACAAATATAGCCTGACTGGAGATCGGGTTGTTCCCACTGTCAAGAATTTGTTCAGTTGAATAAGACCGACCGTTCAAACCTCTGGAACTACTGTCTTTAACAGCATCTTCAGTAGAGTCTAATACAGAATATAAACCTCTTCTTGCATTATCTCTGAGGTATCCAGACACCTGGAATTCTTTCGGTATGCCTTCCATGAATTTAGCTAACAGACCAGAGTAAGTCCGGCTCTCAATCGGATTTTCGTTGTTATCCATAACCGGGTTCTTCTCTGCATCTGTAATCGCCTGTAAAAATACGAAGATATTATCAAACATAGGCGCCTCCTTTACTTTGTGACAAATATGGTTTTGCCTCTGATAACATCACCTTTATCATCAAGGAGCTGCTCTGTCTGATCTGCATCCGGGTTGTTCACATACAGCCATGTACCGCCATCGGTCAGAATCTGATAAACTGTGAATTCCGTAGCGAGTCCGTCAAATGCCTGTTCGATAGCTTCCAACCGTCGTTTCACATCTTCGAGTTCCTTGCCAACGTCCGAATCTGTTTCAACAACAAATGTAACTCGTTTTCCCTCAATCGGCTTACTATCCCCATCCAGAATTGATGTGTCAGAAGAGTCGTTCAAGCCATCATAAATCGAGTGGGTGTTTGTAAGCTCATTTTGAAAATCTGCAAGCTTATTTATCCGCTCGTTGAGAAGGACAAGCTGATTAGCGAATGCCGAAACATCCTCGCCATCAATGAGATCCTTAATGGAGTCCCACCAGTCTCGAAAATCCTTGTCGATAGAGTTCTTCCAATCGGTAAACTCTTTGGTGTTGGCATTCACATAATCATAGAACCAGCCACTCCAAAGAGCTTTCCAGTTGGCGTTCGTCTCCTGCATTTCCGTAGTTTGACTGCTGAAAAACTCCTCCCACTGATGTTCCCAGTTCAGATAGGCTTCCTGAATCTCCGTTGTCTGAGCTTCAAACCATATCCTCCACTGATTTTTCCAGAAAGAGCTGTACTCTGTGAAATCATCTGTTACAAGCTTTTTCCAGTACGCCAACTCCCTGCTGCTATTGTTGACATAGTCGTAAAACCACTTTTGCCACATATCTTTCCAGTAATCAGCAGTATCGGTAATTTCATTCACATGCGCGTTATAAAACTCCTCCCACTGATGTTCCCAGTTCAGATAGGCTTCCTGAATCTCCGTTGTCTGAGCTTCAAACCATATCCTCCACTGATTTTTCCAGAAAGAATTTGTAGACTCCATGTCAGCAGTCTGAGCACCATAGAACGCTTTCCATTGATCTCCCCACTGCGCTACCAAAGCATCAATTGACATCTTTTCAAGCGGAGCCGTAACAAACGGGCACGCTGACGTGCCAACACAGTTTGTGATGTTTGCCTGTCTGATTGCTGTCACACCGGCATTTACACGGATATAGGCAAGCGGGTACTGCCAACGGTCATTCGTCTTTATCAGTGTCGGATTTTTCGGATTGGATGCGGGGGTGCCTTTGATAATCTTGATGGAATTCGCGCGCACCGATTCCCTGGCATCAACTTCCAGCACGATCGCGTCAATTCGGTTCAGAATCACTTCCGATAAGGGAAGGGTCAGAGGCAATAGGGCGTCATTCAATGTCCATGTGTGATTAAACCATGCTCTGCCGATTCCGACATTCACCATCATGCCTTCGGATTCCTTAACCATCATGGCGGTACCGTAATGCTGCAATACACCGTCCCGGATAATCCCATCAAAAATACGGGACATCTGAATTGCATCATATCTTCGGTCATGGTTTTTGGAATTGTAAAATCCATAGGTAACACTCATTATTCATCGCCTCCTTCCGTTGTTTTAAATGTTGGATATACGGATGCCCCTTCGGAATCTTCGGTCATAACGATTTCCACAATCCGGGCTTTCGTTTCATGCCCATACTCATTCGCAATCTGAACAACATCGCCGTTGAAGAAATCTTCACCATATTTGAACATGACGGTGGTTTCCACTTGACCCTCGAACGATGTGACATCCGTATTCTCCGCTAACTTTTCTCTCCCCCTTTGTTGCAGCAATGCCGTATACTCGGCATCGGTTAAAGTGACATCGTTGCCGACATCCGAAGAAATATCCCTTGCATCGGTAAAAAGCTCCCGGCGACTCAAGCCACTTCCGCCGCCAACTGTCGTGTATCTTCTTGCAGAACCCTCTCCCTCACCGCCAACCAGTGTAACATTTTTCAACGCTGACTTTGATTCAACATAATTGCTGTTGATGATGTTTTCGAAATTGGGGGAAAAGACCACATATGGATTTGCAGTCTGATCATAAGACCTGTCAACACCAGCATAGAGCTTGAACACGAATTGCTTTTTATCGTTCAGTGTAATCTTGAAACCGATATCACGTTCGCTGCAAATCTTGTTTATCACATCGTATAGATTGTCCCCCGTATACTGAGCATCAATTGTCAACTTTGTAATCGCCGGGTCCGTAGATGCTTCAAAAATGAAATTGCTGATACGACGATTGCTGTCGGAAGGAGAGATGATGTTTTCATTCAGGAGTGTCTGAATTCCATTTTGAAGATTTCCTCTTATGGTCCGTTGTCCCCAGACAATTCTCCTGTCTAAGATAGATTCCAGCGACCTACCGGTTACGGTGATATGATTTCCGTCCTCGGAATCCGAAGTGATTCTTATCTTTTCAATAATCATGCAATGCTCCGATTCCCGATTCTGCAAATAGTAATCCTGCCGTATGTAACTGAGAATGGTACTCGTCATGGATGTAAAAAGCTCGAAATCGCCATACTCATAATATCGGTCCGTCCAGATAAAGGACTCGTACACATCCACAATGGAGACCGCATCCAGATTTGTGTTTAAAACTATCAAATCCATCGCTATACCCCCTCGTAAATAATCCGATTCTCTATCTTGAACTGCAAGTTACTGCTTCCTTCTTCCGCGGTATACGCAAACACATTGTCGCCTTTCGCAAGCTGAAACCAATCAGCCGCTTTATCCAAACAGTTAAGAATGTTGGTTGTTTTTCCGTTCCGCAGAAGAGTAATGGACTTTTTCCCCTTGACGGTACAGATAGTGATTTCATCGCCTGCTACAATTCCAGAACCCGTAAAAGCCTTCATCTTATCAGTATCGATACGCATGATCTCACGGGTTCCGGTATTGTATATGGTGATGTTGCGGGCTTCGCCGATGGCGTGAATGGTAATCGTCACACCAATCTCGGCATCTCCGCTATACACAACCGTCTTTTCCATCTGGTTCTGAATCTCACCCATTTCCAGCAGACATTCGTACAAGGATTCGTTGCTGAAAGGAAACTCAAACAACGGCTCCACACCATAGAAAATCGTGGTGTTAATTCCGTCTTCCCCGGCAGAATAAAAGAAAGGATTCGGACACACAATAGAGACATCCGAACCCTCTTCTTTACTGAATATATCCGGTTCATTCGATTCGGTATACCCGTCAATTTCCGCTGAACGGTTATCTGTTTCAATCAGCAGCGTAAGTTTTTTCTTTATCGGAAAATACTTGTACGATAACTGACGTACATCCTCAATCGAATCTTTCCAAAGATACTTCAAAGAAATAACTATGTTCCGTTTCTGGAGTCTGGCAGAGTTGAACAAATCTCCGTCAGTTGTAGCGATTTCGGTTGTATTGATGTTCGCTTTTCCAGACCCCAGACCGGTTACAGAGGTAACCACAAAACCGGATTCCTCCGGCCTCGCAAGTACCAACTTAATACTATCGCCAAGATAGTTTGTAACAGTGATTGACTTAATCACGCTTTCACCATCCTTTCCATCGCCGAGAACTGATTCTTTGTCTGCCGATAAATCTCAACTCTCGACAGTGCCTTAGGCGAATAGTTATTTTGTGTAAATGTAAATGTGTTTCCTGCATTTGGAGAATTTTCTCCATTTTGAACATCCGCGGTCTCCTGTCGATTCATACCCGTACTGATGGATAATGCCCGTGTCCTGCTGAACATCGCATTCAACCTGCTTGTTCCGGCCTCTACATTTGACAAATCAAGAACTGGACGAATGGTCGGCTGAGTATCAATGTCGCTGTCAATAAAATCCTTGACCTTGGAGATTGCATTGCTAAGTCCCGTTCTCGCGGCTTTCGCCATTCCAGAACCGGCTTTGTACGCTTTCTCTGTGTAGTCGCCAATCGCATTTACAAACGCCACACCGAAGAAATCGCCAATCCGATAACCCACCTTGGAAGGGGAGTGTTCATCAAGTTCTTTCTCCGCCGCCCTAGCAGCCGCGGCCGCCATAGCTCTCGCCTTTGCTTCGGCTTTATATGTGTTCTCGCTGATACCTTTAGCAAACCCATCTACGAGATAGGAACCGGCATCATAGAACTGTCCATAGTAATCCTTGACCCCAGAGATGGCGCCGCCGAGACTGGAAGTAAATGCATTCTTTGCATCTGCATCTTTGCTCCTTACCCCGGCAATAAATTTCACCATGCACTGTTCTCCAGCGCTTTGGAATTCTGAATACTTGTTCTTGATAGCCGTTAAACAACCACTAATAATATTTGTGAATGTATTTCTGGCATCCGTATCCTTTGCTCGAACACCTGCGATAAATCTCACCATTGTCTGTGTTCCAACTGACTGAAATTCCGAATATTTGTTCTTAATCGCCGTCAAGCAACCGCTGATAATGTTCGTAAAGGTACTTCGGGCACTGTTATCCTGGGTTTTCACCCCGGCAATAAATTTCACCATAAGGGTAGAGCCGGCAGTCTGAAAATCTCGCTGCTTTGCATTGATAGCTGTAAGAACCGCCTGAACCAGTGTCGTGAATGTTGTTGTCAACGTTGTTTTCTTGGCATTTGCAGCATTGACGAATGTTGTCAGCATATTAGAAGCCGCTGCCGTTACCTTTGAATTTGCGTTATTAAACGCGTTGATAAAACCAGTAATTCCAGCTTCTCCAAGCTTTGTCAATGCAGAGCCGAAGGATGTCATTCCACTTGTATCCAATCCGGCCATACCTGTTGCCATATCAACCAGTCTATTTGTCTGTGTGATTACACTAGATAACAGACCAGTATCAATACCGCTGATATAGCCATAGTAAGAACTGAAATATGAGCCAAAAGAACTCATGTCCTTACCAAAATCGGCAAGCGTTTTATCATCGGAGAACCAGCCACCTTCTTTCGGCAAACTCTTTTGAAGCTCAACAATGGAAGTCGCAGCGTTTGTAGTTGATGTTACGATACCTGCATCAACGTTCTTCATGTAGTCCGAGTATTTCGAAAAGTTCTCGCCGAACAGCACTAAGCTCTCGCCAAATGCGCCAATATCATTGTCTCCCGTAAACCAGCTTACAACACCACCGGTATTTGGAAGTGTGTTTGCTAACTCGACCAGAGACTTTCCGGCTGTTGCTGAGTTTGTTATAGCATCTACATCTATTCCTGATATTGCATCGGAGTAAGATTTCATAGCCTTTCCAAACGGAACAAGCTGTTCGCCGAACATATCCATATCATTTTCGCCAGCGAAGAACCCAACTACTCCGCCACTGTTTGGAACTGTCTTTGCCAACTCTACTAAGGCTTTACCAGCCGTTGCTGAATTGACGATAGCGTCAGCATCCAATCCCTTTACAGCCGTTGAAAAATCCATCATAGCCTCGCCGAACGGAATCAATTGCTCGCCGAACGCCTTCATATCGTTGTCACCGGCAAAGAAACTTACCACGCCTCCTGTATTCGGAATTGTAGAAGCCATTTCGGTCATTGCTTTTCCTGCAATAGCCGCTTCCGTAACGGCGTTTGCATCAAGTCCTGCTATGGAAGCACCAAACGCCATCATTGCCTCACCAAAGGGAACAAGTTGCTCGCCAAATTCCTTCATGTCGTTTTCGCCAGTAAAGAAACCAATAACGCCCCCCGAATTTGGCAGCGTAGAAGCCATCTCTGCCAGTGTTTTTCCGGCAGTTGCAGCATTTGCCACGAGACCGGCATCCATACCAGCAATTTCTATCGAAAAGTCCTTCATCGCCTTTCCGAACGGAACAAGTTCTTCTGCAAACCCAGATAACGATGATCCGCCAGTCAACCAAGATGTCAAGCCCTGTAAAATATCAGCCGCTGTCAGAATGAGAATTGTCTCAGCAAGCGCTTTCACTCCATCCATCATAGAAGGCTCTATTTTAGATGCGCCCTCAATAAACGGCTGAATATTCGTCATAAATGCTGACAAATCCGCTCCGATTTGTGGGAACTGACTGGACACGCCGCTCATAAATCCACCGACAATACCGCCAATAAATTGACCGATTGCGGTACCAATGCCTTCCAGCAATTTTCCGCCTTCGCCAATCAGCCAGGACAGTCCAGGAATCTGTGCCAATGCACCAATAGCCGCCAGCACAAGCGCCAGCTCTGCGATAACAACACCCATTCCCAACACACCAGCCATCGCGCCCGGAACCAAAGAGGCAACCGCGCTTAACGCCAACATAATTGCTGAAAGCAGACCGATGCCAGCAATGCCTTTCACCAGTGTATCCACATCGATACCGCTAAGCGCATCAACAATGCCAGAGAAGAATGCCATAAGAACATCTATGGCAACCTTGATAAGCTCCGGCAGATTTTTTGCGATCCCCTCCAACACTTTAATCAGGAACTGGAAGATAGAATCAACAATTGACGGCGTATATTTCACAAGTGCTTCTAACACTGCGGCGATTAACGCAAGTGCGCCATCCGCAATCTGAGGAACACATTCCAAGAGAACATCAAGCAGTGACAAAACAACAGCCTTGATAGCCTCACCAATGGCAGGCGCGCTCTCCGCAATTACGCGGCAGAATGCGATAATACCTTCTCCGATTTTCTCAAGCACAGCAGGAATCAGCGCTGCTACTCCTGTAATAATAACCGTCAGAGATGCAACAATAGCAGTTGCCCCAGCAGCTCCAGCCGCAGCCAAAGCCGTAAAACCTACCGCCAAAGCGGATAACCCCGTTCCGGCTGCCAAAAGTCCGGCTCCGATGGCAAGGACCCCAACGCCGATAAGAGCAAAAGCACCGCTTAATCCCAAAATTGTCGGTACGAGTGGAGTAAGAACGGCTCCAGCAACACCAAGAACGGTAAAAGCCCCGGCAATGGTAACCAAGCCCTTTGCGATGGATACCCAACTCATAGCACCAAGAACAGAAAGAACCGGCGTCAATACTGCCAAAGCAGCCGCAGCTACAAGCATAGCAGCAGAACCGCTAAGAGTACCTTTCATAAAGTTCAAACCAACCGCAAGTTCTGTTAAAGCAACGCCCATAGTCACAAGACCTTTCGCGATCTGCTCCCATGAGAAATTCCCCATCTTACCAAGAGAATGCGCTACAATTTCAAGCGCTGCTCCAACGATAACCAGCCCAGTTCCAATACCGACCATATTCTTCGGCATCAGTTTTGTAGCAATGGCAACTTCCGCTAAAGCACCGCCCATGGCCGTTAAACCCTTCCCAATCTGCTCCCATGAAAACTGAGCGAAATCCGACATTGCCGAAGCAAATATCTTCATCGCCGCTGCAATCTCTATCAAAGCAAGACCGGAAGAAATCACATGTTTCGCATTCCCTGTAAGATTGGTAAATGCTGCGACTTCGGCAAGCAGTATGCCAACACTGGTAAGACCTTTCCCGATTTCTTCCCATTTCATCTCGCCAAAGTCTTTGCAAACAGAGGCAAGAATCTTCATCGCCGCTGCAAGAATTACCATACCCGTTGCTGTACTTATTGCTTTTCCGCCAAACTTTGCCGTGTTCAAGAAAATGTCTACTTCGGCAAGCAGTACACCTACTCCAACTAAACCTTTTCCCAACTGCTCCCATTCCAAATCTGCAAGATCTTTTACAACGGAAGCAAGGATTTTGACGGCCGCTGCAAGAATCACCATACCCGTTGCTGTAGAAGTGGCTTTCTTGCTAAATTTTGCGGTAGCCATAAAAGCATCGAGCTCGGCAAGCAATACTCCGACACCAACCAAACCTTTTGCCAACTGCTCCCAACTTAAATCTGCTAACTTTTTGACTGCGCTGGAAAGAATGAGGACAGCTCCAGCAAACACGATCAGCTTTGTAGAACCTTTCCCGGTAAATCCGCCAAGTTTGTTGAATACCGCCATCGCACCAATTAAATCGGCGAACATAACAGTCATCGCACCAAGCGATGCCGAAAGCTTCTCGCTGTCAATCAAAGAAATGACCACAATAGAAGCCGCCAAAATTCCTATTGCCGTTGCAATTTTAAGCAAGGTACCCGCTTTCAATTGCGTTTGATATGCTTCAAAACAGCCCCTGACACCATCAAGAATGCCGGTCACTCCGTCCAAAATCCCCTGCAAACCTTCAAGCGGTTCGGTAAAGCTTTTCAAGAATTTAGTTACAGCGAGCGCAATTCCGCCAATAGAAAGACCGTTCAGTAAGTCAATGGCACCGCTGAAATCGGCGTTGCTTACTTTTTCAATCAATGTATCAGCCAAACCGCTAAGAGCCTTTGCAATCCCTCCGCCAATCGCTTTAACGCCATTCCATAAAGCCTGAAGTAGCTGTAAAAACTTGCAGTTTGCCAACGCATTTCCCATCGCTTCAATAGCATTGAGAACTCCGTTTTTCATGTTTCCTGCGGACTCTCCAACATGAGACATCCGTTCGTGAATCCGTTCAAGAGTAGCGTGAATTAACTCCAACCCCGGAAGCTTGATTTTCTCTTTGACCAGATTCAGGAAATCTTTGAGTGATTCTTTTATCTCGTCCAAATCCGGAAGGTTGAATCTGTCTTTTATTTCTGCCGCAAAATCTTTGAACGCTCCGGCGGCTTTTCCAACAAATCCAATAACGCCTTGAATTGCCTTGTTAAAAATATCATTTTTCTTGATAAATTCATCAAGAGCCACAAGCCATTCGCCAATACCTCCGGTCACGGTCAGAATTCCGCCGCCAAGATCATCCAATCCTCCAAATAAGGGAACAATCGCATTGAATACCGCCGAAAAAGCCTGTTTCACAATATCCAGAACCGCAAACAGTCCTTTGAAGGTATTTTTCAGATTTTTGGATGCGGATTCGCCAAGCTTCAAATGAGAAGTGAACTCTTTCAATCCAACCGTAAGATTGTAAAGCCGCTCAGAAGTAATAGGCGGAAATATTTCACGAAATCCTTCGGATATTGGTTTAACAACACTGGCGAGACCCTCAAAAGCATTTTTAGCTGCCTCAATCAAAGCGGTACGCCCGCCCATATCTTTCCAGCCTTGCAACATGGAATTGCGGGCATCCGACTGAGCATCGATGAACCCGCCGATTGCGTTGCTCAAGCTTGTCCACAGCGTTTTCGCTTCCTCGAAGTCACCGAACAGAATCTCCCATGTCATAGCCCAGCCGGAACCAACCGCTTCTTTCAGCGTGTCCATCAACTGAGTAAAAGTTTTTACTTCCTGGGCAGCAGCAAAAGCCTTCTTACCGATTTCCGTTGTTTCATCAGCATAGTCCCGCAAGGTATTGACAAGAACATCCGTCGTCATCCACTGATACTGCAAACTATCGTTGAAATTCTTCGTGGCGTTGATTGCCTCGTCCATAGTGGAACCCTGATTATTCTCCGTTAAAACACGGTACATCCCATCCGCGGTCTTTTCCACTGTTCCGGCTGCAACAGCTGCTTCCAAAAGCTGTGTCTTGAATTCCACGGTCGCCATATTTGCGTTTTCAATGGATTTCCAGTCAATCAGCTTTACATAACCCGCCGATAAAGCCTGCGCGAAGTTATACATAGCTCTGGAAGCTTCATTCGCGTTTGCACCAGAAATGGCGGCTTCATTTGATATACCCTGAATCGCCATTACAGCATCTTCCAGCTTGACTCCGGCATTTGTGAATTTACCGATGTTTGAAGTCATATCCTGAAACGAATAAATCGTTTTATCCGAATATGTATTCAACTCCTGAAGATATCCGTTTACTTCTTCCAAAGAAGCACCGGTACTCATCATGATTGTCTGAATCGAACCCATCTTCAGTTCGTATTCTTCAAATCCCTGGGAAATCGGTTCTATAGTAAGCGAATGAAGCATCTGCTTTCCGGTATTGATAACCGAATTGGTAATGTTAGCGAGAGCGGTTACAGCCATGACTTCAAATGCTGAGAATTTGGCATGAACCGTTTCCACTGCACTGGTAAGCCCGGACATATTGCAGTTTTTTGCCGCGGAGTTCACATCCTCCAGGCCCTTTGCAGCACCGTCTAAATTTAGACTGCGCTTCAGCTTGTCAAGCGTCGAGAGGCTGGTCTGGACATTCTGCTCGAACTGTTTGTTATCGAACCGCATTTCGACAACTCTTTCGTCAACGGTCTTGCTCATAGCTTCGTAACCTCCCTCCATGCTTCATTTGCGATTTTGTCAAAAATAGGCTGGATAGCAGGATTGATATAATCTCGACCCTGTACCCAGCCGCCGTTTCTTGTTCCATGCCCGTATTGCAGAATGATGGCAATTGGAACTCCATTTTGAATGTTTGAGTTATAAAACGAAATCGTTACTGACCCGCTTTTATTGTTAATCTCGTATCGCCACGAACTGGCGGTTTTTCCGGAATCGACAGGTGTTGCAGACGCAAGGGCGGCTACTCCCTCTCGACCGTACTTATCAAGGTCTCCGAGTTTAACAACCTCTTTTGCCCTCTCTAAATACCTTGTCAATTTAGAGAAGTCGCCCTTTTGTCTGAACGTTATCATATGAAATTCTCCTCTACATAAGCGCATTTACCCGGCTCTGAACTGCGGAATAGTCATAGCCGGCCTTTTTCAGCCGGTTCTTCCGATCTTCACCGACGCCCCATTTTCCCTGTATGACTTCACGGGCCACAGCATCAACCGATTTCTTGGAAGAAGAGACGAGAGCGTTGACGCGGTTCTGGATCTCACTGTAGTTGTAGCCGGCCTTGGTTAGCGCCTCTTTGCGGGCATCTCCGTTACCCCATTTCCCGGCAATCACTTCCCGCGCCACTTCGTCTACGGACTTCTTGGAAACCCCAGCCTTTCCGGAAAGGATAGCGTTTACACGCCCCTGAACCTCAGCGTAATTGTAACCAGCCGCAGTAAGGGAATTTTTACGAGCATCGCCGTTACCCCAAGCTCCATGAATCACCTCGTTGGCAATCTCATCTATGGTCTTCTTCGTTTCCGGAGAAACAACGGTTGAAGTGCCGGCTGCATACTTCGGACGGGCGAACCCACGGATATACCCCCAGCCGACATTGATAGTACGGCGGTCAACCCTTTCGCCCTTATTACCCTCGATACAGACAATTGTGTCACCGTAGACCTGTTCCACATAACCAATATGGTCGGCATAACCATCATTCGGCTGTGTGGAATCGTCCCAGTTGAACAGAATTACGTCGCCGACCTCAGGCTTCACAGATCCGTCCTCAATCCAGATGCCTTTTTCCTCGAAGATTTCGATGTGCTTTTCGCAGCCCACTTCGGTCCCAATCAGGTCAACAGCTCCCGCCTTAATTGCACAGGCGGATACGAATGCGTCGCACCATTCGTCGGTAGTCTTTATTGCATAACCGCGAGCAAGCGGCTTGTGGGAATTGTAAGTATCCAAAATCTCTTTGAACTTCCCGTTTGCTTCGGAATAGCCAAGCCAGCCACGGGCAACATCCAGCACAGCATTTGCCGTTACCCCAGTTACAACTGTGCCGCTTTCTTCTACAAAGTAGTAGTTCATGTCAACATTTCCACTGATTCCCGGAACGCTGCCCTTACTGCTGTATTGATGGAAAGAGCAGGAATAATCAGCATCGCCGCTCCAATCGGCAAGCCACTTGACATATTTGTCAAGCAGATCGTGGTCATACCAGTTCCGGTAGTAATCGATGTTAAAATAAATCCCGGCCTTATATCCGAAAGATTCCACCGTTTCACAGAAAGCTTTCGTATGTGCGTTGCATTCAGCTCTCCCAAGTGTCACGCCGGAAGCCGCTGCCTTTGTGACTGTGTCATACTCGAAGTCGAAGAACACGATAGTGTCTTTGCCGAGGCCGGCTTTCTGGAGATTCGCGATACATGATTGCGCTTCCTGCTTCGCCTGTTCAGCATTGAGTGCATAAGAAAAGTGGTACACACCCATAACGGTAAGCCCCACTTCCTTGCATTTCCTTGCATTCTCAAAGAATCTGGAATCCGCTGTCTGTCTGTAGCCCTCTCTGAGAATTACAAACTCGATCCCGCTATTCTTAACCTTCCCAGCATCAATATTTCCTTGCCAGGTTGAGATATCTATTCCGCGTTTTTTAAACATGATTATCACCCCTTTGAATTTAATTGTTTTCTTCGTGCCGCATTCAAAGCAGCGTTGCGTTTCATGATTTCCCTTCTGCTTCTCTTTTTAGGCGGCGAATTTTTGATGTTGCACACCTTAATAAGAGTAAGAAGCCGGTTCAGATGCCACTTTTGACACTCAAACGGAATATTCAAAGCAATCATCCAGTAGTAAATAATCTCTGCCGTAACCTGTTCCCGGCTGGCTTTTACTGCCTTTTCCTCCGTAAAACGTGTGGCAGTCATCGGAGCGTCAATATACCGGTTAATCTGGTCGATACAAGATGTTGTCAGGTAGTTGTACACTTCCGGATTCACATTTTGCGTGAGTGTCATACATTGCACATAATCCAAAGTTTCCTCAAGCGTCTTTTCCTGCTTTGTAAGGAAAGGCTTGCACCATTTGGATTCCCATTTTGAAAGGGAGACAAGGGAATGCTCCAACTGCAATGTTTGCTCTTTGGGATAGATAAACATCTGATTTATTTCATCCCATTGCTCCTCGCCAGCAGGTATTGTAATTCGCAACATTCCCTCCACCTCCTCTTGCTTTCAGATTTAATTTGTTACCGGAGCCAACGCCGGTGCCGCTACACCCTGTCTGGAATTCGGGACGATGCCGTTCACAAACTTTGCCGCTGCATCCGCATTGGTTGCCAGCTCCATGAACAGGACAGAATAAGCCTCCGTTTCAGAAAAAGCCTTGGACAGCTCGTCAGACTTGATAAACCGTTTTCCATCCGGACTCTTTTCACCGTAGGCTTTAAGAATCAGTTCTTTGAAAATCTTGATAATGGCCGGGGTATCCTGTGCAGCCACAATTCTCCGAATCATCTCGGACAGCCCGCCGGTAGTTCCCATTTCCATCTCCATACACTCCGCTTCGGAAAGGTTGAAGTAATGATCTTCGGTACGCTCCGTACCGTTATAATCCGTATAGGTAATTGCTTTCTTTAACATGATAATTTTTCTCCTTTCAATAAAAAAAAGAGCCGCCAGCTTTTACACTGAAACGGCTCCCTTGTCTGTTTATATGTGCGATTGTAAATTAACCCGCAATCTGGGTAGTTTCCTGATAAAGCTTCAGGATTTCATCCGGCAGCGGCAGTCTTGCATCGACACCATCGTCTCCACCCTCAGTAGTAGGTTCCGTGCCATAAAGGATTTCCTCCAGCTTGGCCATGAACTTGGCATCGAACTTGGTGGAGTCGAACGTAAGACACGCCGTCGGTTTCAGCTTCTTGCCGTCGATGACCGTATTGATAGCCACCGGAGTCGTACTGATCTCCCAGGAAAGCGTGATCGGTTCCGGGCTGTCATTGATGGTGGAATAGCCTTTCTCGGACGGAGCCGCCAAAGCACCGTAAATCAGATGCAGCTTATAGCCATAGTCATTGTTGTCAACATCGTTGCCCAGAATCGTCCGGTAAGAGAGACCGAACGTCTTTCTGGACTGCTGTCCCGCAAACATGCCGGGCACAACTTCCACGGAACCATCGCACTCCGCAAATTCATCCGGATACATATACGCCTCGATAGTAGCTCCGAATTCCTCCGCCGACATGAGATTCAGATACTTAATATTGTCCGCGTAAATCGGAGAAGCCTCCGCTCCGGAAGGGCTTTCCGACACAGCACTCAGACCATTCCACGCAACGCCTTTATTGTAAACGCCACCAGTCTGAATAGGGTAAAGAACGCCATGATCGACACCGGTCTCATACAGACGCTCGCCAGTTTTATCCCAAACAAGTTTCATAGATTTGTTCCTCCTTTAAAAGAATATTTCAAAGACATCATGATTCAGATTGTCTTTTTCGTAATGCCGGTTATAGCCGCAAAGCGGCAAAGCAGCCACTTTACCTACAATCGGGCTATCCGGGTCTTTGTCAATGACTGTCACCAAATATTTTCGTTGAGATAAATAAACCCCGTCATTTGCATACTTCTTATCAATGTCTTCAAGACCGTATACAATGGCGGGGTATTTCATCTTAACAGAAGTGGGAGGCTGAAAATAAGCGCGACAGTCGAGACCTTCATTCGGACAACCCAAAATCTCACATAAAATATTATGTAGTTTCAGACGCCTGCTCATTATAAACACCTCCCACCGTAAGTATCAATCTCGGATACTGTACTTCCACGTTGGAAATTTTCCATTTCGCGCCCATAAACCCAACGTACCGCATAGCATGAAAATTCTCATTGGCAAACGGATCGGCGACAATACTAATCTCATTTGCGATGTTGATGTCATCGTTGAGTGTTTCGGTGCTTTGAAGCCTGCGCGTGTTTCGGGTCAGGTCGCCAAAGTACATATGCTCTGTAATCTTCTCGTCCCACACGCCGGGCCTTGTTTCCACCATTTCAGCGTAGCCGATTGGTCCGTAAAATTTCGCCATTTTGAATTTTCACCTCCAACGGATTGCTTAGCCGCTCACAGAAGGAGTTGTAGACTCGCTCCCGGAAGAAGTAGATTTAACCAGCTCCTCAATAACGATGGCTGATTTGATTCTGGTAAGCTGACCGGACTTCCTCGTTTCCAGCAGTGACTGAAGCTGATTGAACTTGATATCGAAATCGGTGAAATGCGTCACATCACCGCCCTTGGAGGCACCGTAACCATAGTCAGCCATATTCACACAAATTGCGTGAAGCGTATGCTTAGCTCCAGTGGCATCGGTACGAACCTTTCCCTCGAACTGAGTAACCTCATAAATATTGGCAACACCCAGCGCCGCAGCCAGTTCAGTATCGGTCTCGTAAATACGACGGCCGTTACGGTCACGGGCGAGAATCATGGTGTTGTGCATATCGGTAGTAATGAACAGATCAGGCTTGCCGGTACCGCGGAAGTCCTTGCGGGCTTTGCGCAGAGCTGTAACCATAGCTTCCGCATAGATGAAGCTTTCACCGAAATACTGCTCAGTATTGGCGCCCTGAAGTTCCTTAGCCATAGCAGCAAAGTCCACATCCTTGTGGATGGTATACAGCTCGTCATCAGTCCAGATAGGTCGGATCTTATCGGGGAAGATTTTCTCAGGATCGCTGTTGGGACGCTCATCACCCAGCATAGTAGCAACAGCCAGAGTTTCCTTCAAAGAAATCTGGTCGATGCTGTACTGGAACTGAACATAATCGAAATCTTCGATGTCCACCACATCATCACGATGAAGCTCAGAAGTAACATATACGGTCTGAGGGTCGGTGGTACGTCTTACCAGCTCATAGTTACCGGTAATCTTCTTCTCTTTTCCTTTCTGATAACCCTTAGCAGCCAGCGCATCGATGTTCCGAATGTCTACATGAGAAGTGCGAACCCGCCCGTGAGGGATTTTCTGAGTCTTGGCCATGATAGCATCAACCCATCCCATATCATTGGTGATGAGTTCGGGAGTGCGACTGGGATGAGCCTCAACATACTCCGGGAACATAGTGGTGATGTTTCCGTTGCCAGTCTGAACAAAACCGCTGATGTCAGCGTGCTGGAGTCCGTGCTCCTCACTGTAGATTTTCATAGCAAGCTTCAGAGAACCAACGTTGCTGGATTTGGCAAGCTCCAGAATTTCGCTCTGAGCCGCATGAGAGAGAACATTGTCCTGAGTCTCGCCCTTGTTGTCAAACACATTATGTTTCATATCTTCGTTTCCTCCTTTAGAATCGTCATTGTTATCTTTCTGCTCCCCGTTTTCACCGAGAGCCATACCGACCATAGCCAGAACCACATTCTGCTCTTTTTCATCGAGCTTCTTACAAATCCGGTCAAAGACTTCGCCGACAGTCTCATCGTCATCCGACGGTTTATCGTCCGGTTTCTTATCCTTAGATTCGCCTTTATCATCCGGCTTCTTGTCTTTGGGTTCGTCCTCATCATCCGAATGATAGAGCATGATGTTCTCGTTGTAGTTAATGATCAGCTCGTCCTCAACGGCAACGCCGTGATTCATAACCGTATCGATGTAGGCTCCGGGATTTGCGCCGGCCAAAACGAGGCTAACCTCACGGATAATACCGTGAACGACATCTTTTCCCATCTGTTTCAACTGATTTGCTGCGATAGACAAAGAGACGACATCTCCATGCTGAACCAGCTTTTTAGCAGTCTGACCGGATTCAGTATCATTGAAGGTGCAGTAGGCATAAACACCATCGTCCCTATTTTCCAGCAACGCATGTCCCAAAACATTATCCTGGGAATCATGCTGGTGGTTCCAAACCAGGCTTACAGTCTCGCCATCCTGCTGTTTAAAAGCATTCTTACGGATAATTCTTCCGTCGGCGCACTGTAAATCATTTCTTGTGGCCCAGCCACTGAAATCATATTTCGCCATTTTGAAATTTCCTCCTTACTTCTTTTTCTTTGATGATTTACCTTTGCGCTTGGATATCTTCGGCATCTCAGCAGCAATCTTATCAAATTCTCTTTGATAGATTTCCTCATAAGAAGAATCCAAAGACTCCTTTGCTGCTTTATATGCTTCTCTGGCCGCGGAGATTGCTGACTTCAGCTCATTAGCAACCTGCTTTCGCTCGGCTGAAGCATTTGCAGAATTATCCGCCCGTTCTTCTTTTGTTTGTTCCGACACCCGCTGCTTTTTCATAGTGGCATCAGAGCGAACATCTTCTTTACTGGACTGAGATTCTTCGCTTACCTTTGATTTTGCCGCTTTCGAATCCGAACGCAACTTAGCGATTTTCTCGTTACGCTCAGCTATCCGCTTTGCCCGTTCTGCTTTTGGCAAACTGTCCGGAATCTTTTCGGCCATAAGACGTTCTATAGCAGAATTAGTTTTGGACGTTATCCTTTCCTTCGCTGCCGTTGAAGTTTTTTCGATGTCTTCTAAATCAGATTTTTTATCCGAATCTATTGACTCCTTTTTACGAGATGCCCTTTTGGTTAAAGCATCGTTCAATTCCCTCAGGCGTGCGGAAATTTGTTCTCTTGTAGCCGATGCTCTTTCTCTAAGCGCTGTTATAGTTTGTTTTCGCTTTTCCTGTTCCTCCTCAACCTTAGCCTTCTTCTCGGCTTTGATTTCATTTTTGGTATAGGACCAGACTTTCTTTCCCTCATCCGAAAGCTTAGTAGCCGAACGTCGTCCCTTCAGTTCTCTGGTTCGCATATAATATTCGTGAGCTTTTTGAGGGTCATAATAGGGAGAAGCATAATGCTGAAGATCATTGTCCATCTACGAATCACCCTCCTCTTCCTCGTCATCAGAAATGTAATCGCCGATTATCTTTTCTATTTCAGCTTCAAGACTATCCAACAATTCATTTACAATGCGATCTTGCTCACTTTCACCAGTTGAAACTTCTTCATCGGTCGTTGTCGAATTTCCAGATTTGACCTCTGCTTCTGTCTGGTTAAGATTCTTATTCCGAAGTTCATCCGCTTTCGGGTCTTTCGATGGTTTCCACCCAATCGTCTGCCGCATCTCATTTGAAGTTGCAATCTCGTTGCGGGTCAACTTATCAGAAATCTCAGCCAACTCGGTAACAGGAACCAACTTGAACGGATCTCTAAAGAACATGATTGACTGCTTTTGAGAGCGTGCAGTTTTTGTCAGAAACTTTCGCTTCATTTCATCAACAATAGCAGAAACAATCGGCTCAATTGTCCGGTTATAGTAATTGAGCATCGTCGTTTCATCGGCGGTACCGTCTAATATACTCTGAGTGATTCCTAACTGGCTGTATAGCATACTCGTTAAGTATTCAATCTGGGTCATTAGATTGTTCCCGACAGAACGATTCAACTGAGTGATATGCTCGGTACCATCGGTATAAGCAATACCATACTTAGAACCCGACAATTGCTGTTCGATATCTTTACGCCGTTTTTCGGCCTGTTGACGCCTTGCTTCTGTCTTGATGACATACGGGAGCTGGATAATTAAATCCAGTTTTCCGGAACTGCTTTGCTCATCGACAACGTCCAAAAGATTCAACTTCCGGATTAACCGCTGCATTGTGGAATTTGGTTCATTGATAACTGCATACAGCGGATTTTCAATAATCGCAACTGCTTCCTTTGGCATGAGGATGTCTTCTTTTAAACCAGTATTCTCGTTGTAAACCTGAACACGAATATGCTTTGGATACCATTCGAGAATTTTTCCGGTTCGCATCTTGTCGATGTCAAATGAACCCGCTACTCCATCTTCCGGATCATCATCGGTATCGGTAGGCACAATAGCCACGCATCCTTCGTCCAGCATCGACATGACGACATCCTGAATAAAAGAACGCCCGGTCTGATCTATATTGGCTTCCAAAGAAAGACAATTGTTCAAACCGGACTTTATAACCTCAAGAAACCGTTCATTATCATCCAAACGGACATGCTGAATGTTAATCGCAGCCGCATCCAATGCGATACGATTATATACGGAAGTGACAATAGACCTCTCATTTCCTCTGGTAAGGCGGGGACGGTCTGGCCGGTAAGAATATCCGGTTCCGATATCGCGGTAATAGTTTTGCTGACCGTTACTTCGGAAAGCATTCCAGGCATGTCTAAACCTGGAACCAATCGCTACATCCATTTTTCTCATCACCTCCCTACGCCTTATCCAGCACTGTCTTTTTGTAAGCAACCCGCCCAGAAGCCCATACACCATTTCGAAGCTGCGCCATGTTATAACCTTCATCGGCGAGCGCCATCATAACGCCGATTTCCCCGCGTTTTGCTACGAACTGGACGACCTTTCCGGACGGAGACCGAATCTTTGAAGCTGACTGGCTCATAAGTTCAGCCATTTTCTTGTTATAGGCATTGATTGCCGATGAACTCAATTTTCCGGATTTATTTACAGCGCCGGGAGTTCGAAGTATTGCATTCGCGTATTGGCTCATTTCTTTTGAAGATTTTCGGCGAGCCTGCTCTGTAATCTTCTCGCTTTTCTTCTTGACCCAATTCGCATCTTTCTTACTGAGATTTCCGAGTTGAGCAGGGGTTCGGCGAACGCCCCATTTCTGTCCCAAAATCCCATGATGTTCCATCATCTCTGACAAACGCGCTCACCTCCTTTACTCAAACGCATCTCTGTTCAGTTTGTAAGCAATGTAGGCATCCATCATAGCTGCCACGGCATCAATCTTTTGGTCGCCACGCTTTTTGTAAAGCTTTCGGTTCCCATTAGTGTCTGTGATAGTAATGCAGTTGCCCATACAGAAAGACATTAGTTCTTCGTCAAATAAAAGCATCCGCTCCTCTGAAAGTTTCTTTAACTCTCCCAAAGGAACGGATTCTGTTTTTGCCCCCTGTATTACCTTTTCGATACCAAATGATCCGTTTTCAGATGCCCATCTTTCAACAAACTCTTTGGCGTTATAAGGGTCATACCCGAAACAACGAACATCGTAGCCTCGTTCAGCCACATGATTATCCAGATCTTCATATACCTGCATCATATCCAAAACAGTTCCTTCCATGACAATCAGGCTGCCTTCCGATATGAATTGCTCATACTTGCTGCGCATTGCAGAAGGAAGTTTCCGAAATGTCAGGTCCGAAATATACGCTCTGGTTTTGATTCCGAATGTCCCATTTGGCAAAGGGAACATAAAGGTAAAATCACAGAAGTCGTCGCCTCTTGATAAATCGCCGCCCATAGAACAAGGCATACCAGAAAAATCACGCTTACGATATTTCAAAGTTTCCTCATAAGTAAAGTAATAGGTATAACCTTCCATTGGTAGCCCGAACCGCTTTGCCAAAATATCATTCCTGGCGGCTGGGGCGTTCTCGGCTCTTTCCACATCTCGCTGATATACTTCAAACGTAACGGTTTTTCCAAGGTTAGGGTTAGCTTTCAGCCATTTGTTAGGCTCTGAAATCTCATCAATGGAATCGAGCTTATACCACCAAATGGACGTGTTAATTGCCGGGTATTCGCCCTTTAGGATTTTCATCAATTCCATTTTGATTGTATCGCCGCTGCCGTTCCGGACGGTTCCTTCGGAACTGGTTGCGATGATGAGGTAATCGTCGAGTTTCGAAGCGCCCTGCTCGATAGCGCCGACCACATCTTCCCTTACATCACCAGACAGCCATTCATCAATTGTCGATACTTTAGTTCTCAAACCTTGAAGTTTATCAATGGACATCGGACGAACCTCTATCAGAGAACCTGTGAAAAAATTTTCAATTCCCTTTTTAGTCGAGGCAAGCTTCACACGGTTCGCTTTAGCACCTGTGGTGTTCTGTAAAGAACCTTCCGTAAGGAACCGAAACAGCGGACCTTTTGCTCTTGTAATGGCTGTTTTTATTGGCTGTATCACTTCCTCCGCCTGTTTCATAGTCGGAGCCGTTGTTATTTGGTGAGTGGTAGAAGTATCAATATTTTCGAAATAGGATTGAATACAGGAATCGTACAAAGACTTGGCAGCTCCTCGCCCAACAATCAAATACTGTTTGTTAATAAGGCGCTTCTTGATAGTTTTTACTACAAAATGCCCGCCGGGACCATTCGGGTTCGGCTCCCATACCTCTCGCTCTTCAAAGTAATACCATCCAAATATCTGTTCGCCCCAGAGTTTGAATGTATCGAGCATGACAAGATTGCCCCCATCGGTTAAAGTAAGTTCTTCCTCGCAATATGCGATCCAACCCTCAACCGGACGGTCATCGTAATAAATTCCACGGTCTGCGATAAGTTCATCAATTCGGTTCATTTCCATCTCGATTTCACGGCAGACAGGTATTTCTCCGCGAATTACGGCATCTCTGAACGCGCCGTAATACTTCGGAACGGCAGTGTTCGACAATGCCATAATTTACTCACCTCGTTTCCGCTTTTAATCGGATGTGCCCGAAATAATTTTCTTAATCTTATCGTAGTTGTTGTAAATCGTCAGCGCAGTAGATGTTACAGTTGCAACGGTTGTGCCGGCTTTAATAACGTTGTTAAAATACTGCTTACCTTTATTTACATTGCTCGACGATAATTTGGAATACTGCTGTTCCATCTGAAGACGATTTAAACGGCTTCTAAGTTCTGCATCGCTCATGGTCTTAACAGACTTGGAACCGTGAGCTTTCTTATAATCCTCATGGGAATCATCCGAAGAACTCTTTTTTGCTGAGCTTTTTCCCCGTCCCAACTGTGCAGGGGTTCGGCGAACGCCCCATTTCATTCCGAGAATGCCATGGTGGGTCAAGGTATTATCCATTTTGAATTTCCTCCTCTCCACTCGGATCAACCGCAACGAGAATACGCCACTCAAGCTCTTTTATCTGCTGGTTCATACATTCGATAACCGCAGATGCAAGCGGTGGGTCAAAGAGAAGTTTAACCTTTAAATGCATATAAGATTTTATAAATTCAATCTTAGATTTCTCAGGAACGAAATCCGTCCACTCAGCGTCCTCGTCCTCGATGGAAAATCCATCGGAAGGACCGACGCCAAGCTGAGTTAAAATTGAAAACACAGAATTGATATGCATGATGAGGTCAGCATCATATACTTGGTATTCTTCTGCGATTCCGAGCAACTTTTTAATCGATGTCAGTATGCTTGGTATGCTCTTTTCCATCACGGTCCTCCTTCTTCATTTAAACCGTGATGAACTGTTTCATACAGAAGCCTTCTAATCCAGAGGCGGTAAAAACCTTGTAAAACTCGCTGGAAGGTTCGTCTTCCTCGATCATAACCTCTGTATCAACCGGAATAGTGCCAAGTACCTCAGCCTTGTCATCCGGCTCCTTGCGGACTCTGAGATTTGCGCAATTGCTTACCAGTCCGATTACCGATTCTTTCCGTGTTGCTGTCATTTCTTTAGATTCCATAATTTGTTTTCTCCTCCTTTAACGTCTCCATGGACAAGTGTCATTTTTTGTTCGTTCAGTTGGAATATGGGAAATTGGAGATTTGTCTCCATAGTGAATTGCGTTATGAGTTGAGAGTTTTGTAGATACAACATTATCCGGGTCAAACACACACGGGTTTCGGTTTAGAATATCCTCATAGGTTATAGGATTGATATGGTGAATAATAATTGAGCCAAAAATCTCAAATCCCTCCAAAGCCAAATCACAGCCATTATCCCGGATGATGATTTTATTTCTGAATTTCAGCCATTCGTCGGAATGATAGAATTCCTGATTAAGCCATCGCCTAAACCCAAAAGTTTCTTCTGCAACCTTTCCGGAAAGTCTGAGATACTGATACCGTTCCTCAAAAGTTGGAATTCGGATTAACTCACTATAAGTCTTCATCATCCAAATCCTCCTCGCCACTGTACCGTCGAAACGCTTTCAGCGCATTTTCATATAATTCCTCTGAACGATGTGCAGATTGCAGTGATTCCACTTTTGCTCTTAACAACTCATTTTCGCGTTCTATTTTCTCCCTCTCCAGACGCTCTCTTGTAGACCCCAGTTTTAAATAATGCGTTATAACCTGAGAAGAGGCAGTCCCCTCCATCAACTGTCTCTCAGCAAGATCCACTGCAAGAGAAATCATCTGATTTTCCCTTGCTTCGGGTGTCAACGCTGGTCGCATCTTTCTTGAAGAATCAGAAGAGCTTGCAGCCCTGGCTTTTCCCATACTTGCCGCCTCCTCTCGATTAGATTATTGCTTGTTTCCTATTTCTTTTAAAATAGTTCTCCTACGGTATTTAAAAGAACTCATGAAGCCGGCAAATATACTTTTTCGCTGAAAGGAGAAAAAGAGCAAAAGAACCACAGCTATTGCGACACCAGCCCCATGAGCTCGTTTAAATACCGTAGGAGAATAGAAGGGCAATCCTAAAATATACCCCCGGAGAATTTTTAAAGACCGCCGCGATGTGGGAGGGGGTGCCTTTTCAGCGACCCTCCCCCTATGTCTTTTATCCGCCAGTCTGATGGGCTATCCAAGCCCTATTTGTGTCGAAAAGTAATTCTAACACCAGAAACTTACTTTTTTATGTTTTCTTTTAAGCAGTTGCAACTTGTTGTGTCACTTTTCGGTAGATGTTGGTGAAGTCATACTTGATAATCTCATCAATTGCTCTTTCAATTTCTTGATTGTTTTCTTCATCTGAAAGCTGATCAGAAGTTCGAGCAATTCTTCCCAAGTAAGCACTGGAATGATACCCTTTTTCCTCATCGAACAGGAACCAAGAAGTGAACTGTTCAAATGGATTGAAAGGATTATCAACTGTTGTTAAAGCGCATCGTCTTGCCATAAATGCTTAGCTCACTCCTTTCATTTTAGGTATTTGTTTACGGTTGATGTGGATACTCCAAGAGCCTCGGCTATCTCGGCAGTGCTGTACCCAGAGGCACTCATAGATGCAATCTTGTTCACCTTGGCTGTGCTTAGAACTGTGGTGGAGCGAGGTGTTGCGCGTTGCCTAAGTGTATCGATATCTACGTTGTTGATGATCTGCGTAAGCCTGTTCTCGCTGATAGCGCCAGCCTGAATAGCTTCCCATTCACGGTCACTTATCGAAATCGTTTCTCTTGATGCCCCAACTGTAGTACGAGCTGCTGTCAATGCCTGCTGAGATGCTTTCTTAATCTCGCTTCTTGTCATATCGGGATTCTCCTGTTTCTTAGCAGCCACCGTAGCATTCGCAATAACTTGGGCCTGCCTTTCACGAGGAGCGTTCCTGAGTGCCACATTTAACTGGGCCATCAAATGATCTACCTCCTCCTGGTAGGTCTCTTTAGCAGAGGCGGAGTAGGCAATCTTACCGGTTCCAAGCATCTCTTTACGGGCACGATTAGCAAGAGACTTCATCTCGTTAGCATAAGTAGCATAAGCTCTTTCCTGGGGGGTATCTGCATCAGAAACAAGGGTGAATGCATCTTTGGTTTCAGCCATCTTTGTACTGGCCTGAGTTCTGACTCTTGTTCTTCCATTCTTGTCAGTGTATTCCTCATAAACTTCTTTGTAGGTCTGCTCACCTGTTTCCGGATTTATGATAGGACTTCCTTTTCTTTTAAGAACTGATGTCTCAGACTTGGCTCGCGAAATCAGAGTTGCAGCGCCTTCATGATACCGGCCATCCTCATCATAATTTCCCTGATACTTCTTTTTCAGAGATGCGATTCCATTATCAACTTCGCTCTGCTTGTAATCAAGATGATGTTTTTCGGCATCGATTACAACCATGCTGTGTCTAACCGCACGGGCAAGTTCATCTTCAGATGCTCCGCGAAGAGTCATATCAGTAATGAGATTTGAAATCTTACCCATCTCAGTCTGAGTATTTCTCATAGGCTTGAAACTTCCTTCAGGCTTTCCGCCATACTCAAGCTTAGGGTCAAATCCCTCCAGGCCTTCCAATGCACGAGTTGATGTGATCTTTACCTTACCGCCAGTAGGAATCACCATAACGGTATCACCATCGAAATCGGCACCGGATAATCTTTCTGCAACCTTACTATTGATACCAACAGCATCCATAGCATTGCCGAGAATTCTTTTGGCATCGGCTTGCTTATTGTTTACTGTAAGAACCGGAATCTCAAAGGTTCCGCCATGAGGAAATCGGATAAGAGCCACCTGTTCCCCATTCCGATAGTTAGGAGCGTACACCTCATTGTCTTTCATAGAAGTGATAGGCAGAATTACCTGATACTTTTGCCTTGGCAAAGCGGCTGCCTGTAAATGGACTGCCGCAGAATCGCAATCATCAGCAAAAGATTTTAACAAAGCTTTTTTGACGGTAGGATTCGTAAGGGAACAAATCTCGTCAAATTCTGCCTGTTTATCAGCGGTAGCCAAGCCGAGCTGCTTCTTAATCAGAGTCATACTCTGCTTTGACAAAAACTGTGACGGAAGATGATCGCTCCATTCTCCCCAGTCGCCTTCTTCTGCTCTTTTGTTAATAAGAGAAAGCTGTTTTTTACCATCTTTGTCGTAGTAATAACTCTGTCCACCCTTTTTAGAAGTCGGATCATCCGGATCGACAATACCATCTTTTATCAGAGAGCCAAAAGGATTGTCAGGATCTTTTCCGATAGGTTTCAAAACGGTATCATTCTTAGGACCGAGCATCGGAGTTCCGGTTTTTTTGTTCGTGTTAAACACAATATCCACACCATCAGGAAGATCGTCAGAATAGATAGCCATTCCTTTGATGTAGTGTGTGCCGTCAACAAGAATTCGAACCTGCGCATAATGAGATTCGCCAAGAGATAAATCGTCAACGCCTCTCCGAATTTCGACAACTCCATCTTTTTGAGTTCCTCCATCTTCGGCGTATCTTATCCGAATCCGGCTGGAATCCATGCTTTTCGGATAGACATATTTAGGGTCATAGGTTTCACCGCCATCATGAGAAACATAATCGCTCAAAGAATGAACATTCTCGAAATTGTAAATCTCTTTATGCTCCGTTCCAGGAGGACAAATAACCTTAATGTTGGTCTGTTTTCCTGGATTCGTGACCTGAGGGACGCCGCCTCCATAAACCGGATAGCCTTCTGACTCCAGTATGTAAAGTGCCTGATTCAGTTTTTCTTTTGAAATGCCGAGTTCTCGTTCAACACCAGTTCCAACGTCAATCATTCCCTTTTTCTCAATCTGCTCTTTTAAGAAATCTGCCGTTTTTCTAGCCTGATTCATACGAGCTTCTGAGTTCTCATTCAAAAGAGAACGAACAGAGGAATCATTTGAGAAACCCATGATTGCCGCGATTTCATTCAAGCTTTTTCCGTCTTCGCGCAGAGACCTCGCTCTTGCTACATCTAAAGCCCTTCTTTCATCTTTTGCCAAAGACTTCTGAGTACGGTACTGAGTCGTGGTAAGACCCATTGATTTTGCAATCTCTGTTTCGCTGAGTCCTTGGCTTTTTAATTCCTCAACGCGGCTTAGGAAATCTCCGCTATGTTGATAAGGGTTGTCTCCAGAACCCCAAGGATATCTTCCGGAACGTCTTGGCATCCCGTAATGCATTAACATATCTTCCACAATGGGATTCATGGCTTAGCCCTCCTGTTCTTTAATTTTGTTGATAATCTTATCAAAAGTGATAATCTTATCCATGATTGGAACGATTTCTTCAGCCGTTGGCGTGTGATACAAAATTTCATTACCCTGATACAGACGTAATTCAATTTCAATCTCGCCAGGCTTCACTTTATATTCCAAACAAAAAAGAGCAGCGTAAATCATAAGCTGCTCCATGTGTGCCGGAATCACGCCGGTCTTCAAATCATGAATCCTAAGCAAACCATTTCTAAACGCAATACTGTCTGCCGTTCCAAAACAATTCTCCGAATAAAAAAGAACCTGCTCTGGAACCATTTTGAATCCGATAGCATCGTTCACATACATATTTAATGTCTTTTGAGACTTCGGCAATTTCTGTCCTAACCTAATGCACTGTGCCGCGAACTCGTGAAGAACCGTTCCTTTTTGTGTTGCTAAAAACTTTGAATAGGATTCAGCAACTTTTGATTCATCATAGTTAATCCAATGATATTTACTGGCGCCAAGAAAAGCATGTTGTCCTTCAAGATTCAAATGATTGTTGAAGTTCATATAGCACCTCCTCCTTGTTCTCTGGACAGATGAATCTTGAAAATGACATTTCGTTCATCAATCCGACATAGTATTCTTGATTCGGCTGCTTTTTAGCTCTGGCGCTTTTTTTACATTCCAAGGAAGCCCACTTATCTTTGTAAAGAATCGTCAGGTCCGGAATGCCCTGAATGTAACTGGAATCATTTTTGGTAACGATACAGCCGGGGAACATTCTTTTCAGTTCCTTTATTAACTGCGCCTGAAAATTACTCTCCAACATTTTAGTGAACCTCCTTTCTTTGTTTTTTTCAGAAAACGAAAAAGAGAATGTAGTCTTTAAAAATGGCTATTTTATCCTCTCTCTTCATAAAAGGGAATGTTTTTTTCGCGAGCTAAAAAAGAGCAAAAGAAAAGACAGAGAAGCTTGAAAGCAACTCTGTCTCGATTAAATGATATGTATTTTTTTCTTAACTGTTATTTCTCAGATACCGTATCAGTATCCAAATAAGCCATAGACCGCCTGTAAAGAATGTGAGAAACACATCCAAAATCAGCCCCGCAGTGCTTCGTTTCTTTTTTCCATTCTTGCTCATCCGTGTAACCCCTTTCTATGTATTTTTACTTTCATAATCTTCACTATCTGTAATATCATTTTGCCTCGATGTAAGATTAACACCAATAGCAGTCCCAAGAATAGCGACAACCGCAGCGGCAACCCCACTGGCAATGCTTATTACTTTCATCCGAGCGTTTGTTTTTTCAAGGTCTTTACGTGAAACCTCGTCGGCAACTTGTTTCATCTCGGATAAAATATATGTCTTTTCTTCAAAAGAGAGGTTATCTTCTTCGAGAATTTTTTCAAGAGCTGCCATCACTCGGCCATACATATCATAGCAAATTTTAGCATTCTCTTGATCCTGCTCCATTGATTTTTCAAGAATGGTACGATACTCTTTCATGACATCCAAAGAGGTCGATGCAAAATTAGGAAACTGTTCCAACGCTTTCTTAGCAACTTCAGGATTCATTCTCGGAACCATTGTAGCAAACTCTATTACTTTATCTTTTGTAAGATGCCTGAAATCGGGAATATCCAGTTTTTTAAGAACCTGCATTTCTGTATAAGGTCTCGCTATACTTCGACTCTCTTTGCTCATATCATTGCCTCCATATCAAAAGATATAAAAGCGCAATAAAAAAAGTGCGCCCCAATGATGAGACGCACCCGCAAAAGTGAATCCCTCATTGTTGCGACACAATCTCATCCCGTTTAAGGCATAAGTAAAGAGAGAAAACACCCTTTGCCAAAGTGGTTCCCCTTAAACGAGATATATAAAATTGTGTCGCAGATTAAGTATAGCACATCCAGACAGAAAAAGAAACACTTTCCAAGAAATTTTGCGTCAATCGCTTGACATTTTCTAAAATTTGTGCTATAGGGGTTACGCCGTAATCAACCGGCCTCGCTGTTCCATATAATCATAGATCAGTTGGGTACCATCTCTGAAATATACCAGGATAGACAGATACCCATTCGGCTGGTAGCGGGCTGCATCTTTTGACAACCGTGGAAATCTTCTCTGAAAATCCTGATAGATTTCATACCATGTTATTTTCTTACTCATAAAACACCTCTTTTCTTGCTTGTGGCCATAAACCCACTTTTTCTGTCCCTATTTATATATACTATTAAACTTTCTATCATAATAGTTTAAGAAAAAAAGTGGGCAAGTGGGCTTTTCAAATTGCCAAAACCCGCAAACCCGCATAAATACTGGGTTTTTCGATAGTCAAAACGTCAAATTTATGGCCAAATCCATGTTTTAAAAGTGGGCAAAAAGTGGGCAAGTGGGCAGAAATCCGGGCAAAATCGTCCGAATCAGGCTCCAAAGAGCTCCAAAATTCTCCCCAGTTTTACCCCAAACCCACTTTTTCTGACCAAAAGCCCATTTTCAAAAACCAAAAGTGGGCACAGATTTTACTCATTTTCAGCCTTGTACGGACGACAAAATTATCTCCAAATCTTCCCCGTCTGCTCATCTCGTAAGACGATTCGCTCCTCCAGATGGAAGCCAGCCAACTCACAAATATCAAAGATTGTATGCAACAGCTTGTGAAACCGCTCATCATCCTTGTCCAGATTTTTCATCGCCTCATAAGCAGTTGGGTCGGAATAACCCTCTGCATTCTTTCGTAAATCTCTATCCGTCAAAAGACTTCTCACCTCCTTCTTCGCGCCATTTTTCCAGATCGATTCCATATTGCTTCAATAAATATGTACAGAGCCAAACTTTATCATCTTCATCCATAACATATCGTTCGAGAAGTTCTGCTATGGCCTTGTCGAATCGGTCGTAGAACCGCCGCAGCCTTTTTTCTCCAAAACCGAACTCTGAATGAAGAACCCATAAGATGAGCGCGTCAATTTCCGTCGCATGTTTTTTATCATACTCTGCGAGCTGCCTTTGAATTTCAAGATTCATAGCTTTTTTCTCAGCAACAGTCATGGCGGCTCCGTATACTTTCCCAGCAGCTTTCTTTATCCGCATCTCACAGCCCTCCTCACATAATCCAGTTCTCCTTTGCAAAGAAGAGCGGCAACCCCATTATCAGGGTAAATATAAAAGCCGTTGCGTCATACTCGATTGGGATGCTGAGAGCTCCCAAAGAGATAAGCGCAGCGGAATACAGCTTGTTCTTTATCAATTCACGCTTCCACATAATATCCTCCTTACGACGGCAACGGTGCACCTGATCTCTCTGAATTTGGAATATGCCCTGGCGGTTGCACAATGTTCGACACACTGACAAACCCTGTTAATCAAAGCGTATACACAAATATATAGAGCCAGAAAAGAAAGCATATACTGTACAAAGTTCATAAATTTTCTCCTTTCAATAAAAAAGAGCCAAGATTTCTCTCAGCTCTTAGACTCGTGTTCTTTTTCCATCGGGCACCATTTCCGACACTCAGGATATGATTTTTCTCCGCATTTATTGCAAATCATCGAGTGTCTACCGAGGTCAGGGATTTCTTCCTCAAATTCTTTTACTTCGGTGGTCCAGCTTCCATCAGACTGCCTGACAGGACAAATCATTCTTGAGTTGACTTTCACGGATATCGCCTCCTTTGCCTATTTTACCACAACTCACTGAAAAAGTAAAAGGCCATGTTACTGACCTTTTACCCGGAAACGAAGCTGATTTATGAAATCAGTATTTGATACCGTTCCCTAAGCTCCTCAAACATGTCAGGACTTGCCGCTATGCTGATATGAAACTCGATTTTGCCTTTCTCGTTCATCACGGTTTCGACAAATCCTCGAATCTTCTCAGCGTACAGCATTCTTAGACAAATGCCCAGTTGCTTGTCGTTTACAGCTAAAAAGTAATCCATAAACGCAACCTCCTTTCCATTATAGGAGATGTTTTTCACGCGCTTGTAATAATCTCGCTGTACGGAAGCTGCTCAATCCACTGGCAGAACTCACGCCACTCATCCAGCTTATGCTCTTTGCGCCAGCGATAAATACCGACAAGCACTTCGTAGTTCAGCATAACCGTCCGTTTCTGATTATAGGAAGAGGGAAGAAGCTGAATCATCTGCCACCAATATGCCTTATGATTCTCTAAACCAACTTCATTTATCGAGTGGTTATTAAACCCATTACGATTAACATTCAACTCCAAAATAATATTTTTTAATACTTTTATGGAAGCTGAGTTAAGATGTTCACATGAGAAATCCTCCAATGTGAATTCTTTCGCCTGAATCTTATGCATAGTAGAGCAGGAGTTGGCAACGGTGCCCACTTTATAAGTATCAAACTCCTTCCACCAATAGAGAGGGGCAGTAATGTCCAGATAAACTGTAATCATTCGACGGTACTTCGCATGAACTGGTCCGCCTGCTGCCAGCTTCATCATCAGCTCGTGATCGGCTTTACCGAGCTGGAAAGAGTGGTCGTATGTATGCTCGCAGGGAACTTCTTTGGCACAGTTCTCGCAGCCGATACCATCGTCACCGCCCTTACAAATCCCGCTGTCGGACTTATCCCAACTATTCATCGGGTTACGCATCCCTCTGATGGTCTCCTCCAGACCATGAATGCTTATATTTTCAATTTTAATCATCGTTTGTCCTCCTTATACCATTTCATATATTTCTTTTCCCAATACATAGAAGCGATTGCCATCATTTGCCACAGTTCCTCTTGCGAAGCATTTCGAAGCGCGTACTCATTCCATATCCATTTATCGCTAAAACGAGAATAGGTATATCCATATTTTTTAAATATTGGATAGACATATTCAATCCCAAGAGGCGGTACGACATGCTCTTGTATATATTCGCTAGTAATTCCATTTGTTAAATCGGCACCCAATGTTTTTGCAAGTTCTTCTGATATGGTCATCTTACATTCTCTCTTTCTCTCTGCAATTTCACATCAATAGCCTTTTGCAAATCATCCGGCTTGAGATCAAAAATGGACTCCAGAAAAGATAGACAAATATAAGCATCTGCTATCTCTTCCAAGAGTCCAAGTTTATCTCCGTATCCACGAATCTGTTTGCTGACCTGTTGTTGCAACTCAGCGAATTCCTCCATAGCAACAGTACATTTCAGTTTCCAAGGATACTTTTTGATGCTGTTCCGAATAATTCGTTTTCTTTCTTTTTCAGAAAGCTAGATGTCACTTTTCAGCCCCTGAATAAATCTACCTCGATTCATCTGCTCCTCCAATACAATCACGAGAGATGCCGATTACCTCTGAAAACCGATCAGCAAGATAATCATAATCATCGCCAAATATAATTGCAGCATCCTCTACACCCTCGCGCTCTTCATTCGGAATATTTTCTTCTGTAATTCCCTTTTCAACAAGCCAATCCTCCACAACATCGATCAACCTGCCCCATAATTCCATGCGGTCAGACTGAGACATATCTTCACTTATAAGCCCAACCGGTCTGTATCCAAAGTTTCGGTCGTCTATGTACTCATTCGCAAATATCTTTCTTGTGTCTGTCCCAAAAGATGCTACAATCTCCGGCAGATTTTCGTTGACAGCGTCAAATATGAGTCCCTGCTCGGCAGACCAGTCAATGGCATTTTTCAGCATATCGTCCACCCGGCATGTCCAAAGGATGAGCTTGTTTCCGTTTACCTGCCGGTCTTTCAGATATGTAATCATCTCCTTGTTTGCTTCTCCGATTTCCGGCCACTTGTTCTCGCACAAAGTACCGTCAAAATCTACCGCAATAATTTTGTTTTCCATCTCTTTTTTCTCCTTTCAAATACACAGATTACTCTGTTCTAAGTAGGCCACCCAAATGCTTTTGAATCCTCACGGTTCCAAATTCTGAGCAAATATCGTGATCGACATTTACCACATAAGCAATAGGAAGTCCAACCTCCAAAGCATTTCTCTCCATTTCCCATTCTTCTTCGACATTGGAAACATAAAGGAAAGTCAACATCTGGCCGATAGTCATATGATTCTGAATAACATGGTAAACCAGGCATTTAGTTTCTTCCTCAAATTTCTTAACCCTTTGAGTCTGCTCCTCGTTCAACCAATATAAAAATCCTTCGAGCGACATGTTCAGCTTTCCTTCATCTTTAAATTCGTTAATGGCTTTGGGATGAAGATTTAAGCTTACCATTCTGCCGATAGCTTCCTGTTTCATTTTTTCTTTTAAATTGTTCAAGACGGTGTCTCCTTTCAGAAAACCGATTAGTAATTACGCCGTTGATAGGGGAGATGCTTTTGAATTCTCCTTTCCGCCTTATATCTCGGCGTGTAGTTTTTTAGATACTGATTCTTTTTATAATGAGGTACAAACATTGCTTTTTCTTTGGCACGTTTTTCTTTCTCCTCATAAAGTTGTCCAAATATTTTTGTAAGTGCGTCCGCAGCCTGCCTAACAGTAACTGCAAATTGTTCCCATGCTTCCGTGAGCTTATTAAGTAACGCATTCCATTCATCCGTAGTCATCGAATCATCCTCCATATTGTAGTCCAAAATGAGAATATAAATGGTTGTACAGTTGCTTTTCTATCTCATCCTTATAGACCACCACCGGTTTTCCTGCTATATGAATTGTCATGGTTTCACGGAGCAGAGATTGTGCTGCATCTATACCCGCAGATTGAGCAGCATTCATTGCTATTTGCGGTTCTGGTAAATATGCCAGAGCTTCCATTCGTTTATGATTGCATGTATCAACAAAAGGACACTTCCGGCATTTTTCAGATAACTGTGATAGTCCCATTTTTCACCGCCTTCCTCTAAACTTATCTACACTCTTAATAGCTCCGGTTTTCTTATTGATAATGCGATAACAGAACTCGGTTTCCTCAACAAACATCCATTCCTTCCAATTAAGACTGTGTGCCGACAAACACCGTTTCTGCTCGCAAGTTAATCTTTTCGGTTGTTTCATGCTTCTCCTTTCTTCGTTGTGAGCTCCTGATACAGTTCCTTTGCCTCATCATCCTTGAAAGCGTTGATAATCTCCATTTCATCTTTTTTCTTTCTTCCGACAATCAGCACCGGAATATCTCCATGCATATAGTCGAAACTTACCAGGATGGTATCAGATTTTCCTTTCATCAAATTCTCCTTTCTACCATTTCACATATCCACTTTCATTGAAGTCCTTTTTATCTTTCAATGCCCGACTGATAGCTAGGTCAATCCCAGACCGAGACTTTAAGTGGTAATAGTACAAATCTTTATAAGGTGTATTTAGCCTGTCAATTCGCCCCGCTGACTGCTGCATAATCTTGTAGGAATAATTCTGAGAGTAAAATATAATCGTGTCAGTCTTGATACAGTTCCAACCCTCAGCCCCTGCATTGTACTGAACCAAATATACCCAGCTCTTAGCTTCCGGAACCGGCTGATGGAAATGTCCATTCCACTCTGCCATTTCAAAATCCCCGGTATCTCCGCAATCTGCACGACCGAGAAACATCTCCCTGAGAATTTCCAATTCGTAGTCAAAATTGTAGAAGATGATAGCTCGCGGATGCTTTTCAACAATTTCCAGCAAGGCCACCTGTCGGGCTTCTGATGTATTTACAATCTTTCGCCAAACATAGCAGAGTCCGCCGGCATTCATGATAGGTTCTTTTTTGTAGGGGTCCCATCTAGTCCGAGACACATCTTTATATTTTTCGACATCATATTTAACGAAAACGTCCTCATGATGTGAAACGGTAGCCCTCTCAAAATCCATGTTCACCAGAATATCATTTCGCTGTCGAATCAATCGACCAGTATTCAGATATCTGTCCACTTTGGGGTACTTGCTAAATCGGCTGTAAACAATATGCTCTCTGGTAAACTCGGTTCGATTCTGATAAAACCCATTTGCGATAAAGACCGGAATATAATCCTGCCAAGTATCTCCCGGAGTAGCAGAGAGAAGAACCCACTGATTATTTTTTGCTATCCGTAGAAACGACTTTACCCATGTTCCAGAGCCAACTACCCGTTGCTCATCGAATATAAAGAAAGCATCCGTCACCTCGGCATATTTTTTTATGTTGTTCCACGAATCTACAATTACTGTATTAGAATACAAACTCACCTTATGATCGGTGGACAGAAGAAAGGGCGAAAGTTCGCCCTCCCATTCTTTTGTATCTCGCTTTCTTGCAGTGGTAATAATATATAGGTCTCGCGGTGGATCTTCCATCGGCATATAATTGTCTCCCGCAGCGTTTCCCAAAAGTTCACCGCCTTCCTGAAAAAAGTAATAAGCAAGAGCGGTTCTCGATTTTCCAGACCCCACTCCACCACAAAGAATGCAACCATTTTTCATTTGATTAACTGCCTTTTTTTGATAGTCATACAATTCGAGACCCATCACCTCCATCTCCTTTCAAAAGTTCGTCCATTTTATGAACCATTCTTCGCATTGTCCACACATCAGAAAAATACATCATCGTGAACCAGTAATTTTCTGTCGAATCTCCATCTGCAATTGGCTCTGTAAATGTATTACCCACCTTGATATAAGCTGCTACTCCAAGGAGCGAAAGCTGAATATAGCACATCAGAGCCACAATCTCGTCAATATCCTGCGCGACCACCAAAATATGATTCTGATAATTCAGATTTTCCTTTTCCAATTGCTTTCTTGCGGCATGAATACCAGCAATCAAAGTGGCTCCCGCGCCACAGCATGAGTCACAGATAGTTATGTAGCCCTGTTCATTAACCTGCTGAGCTACATTATTACCCAAGGCAATTTCCGCCATAAGTTCACAAACGTAATACGGTGTAAAGAATTGCCCTCCGGACTCATTGCCTAAATTGAGTTCCATAAAAATACTGCCCAGAAAGTCCTGTTCCTGGTTTTCTTCCAAGGCCACGACCGTCTGAGCAGCAAGTTCAGGAAATATCGCTTGTTCCTGTTTATTGTATTTCTTGATGATTTTCATGTATCTGGATTCCCGCTCATCATAATGGAATTTATCCACTGGATTCGAGAGCGAGCAGGCAAACATGATTACGAAATCCCTCCAAATATCCCAGGGTCTATGACGATAGGTAAGTTTTCTGAAAGAATCCATAAACTCCTTTCTGGCATCGTTTTTCTTAGGAATTGTCTTTGGTTTCGGCTCCGGCAGCTTTTTGGAAGCCTTTGAACCTATATCTTTTTCCGGCGGTTTGTACATCGGAGGCGAAATAGTGGGCTTCCATTCAGGAACCGGCTTTGCTTTTGGAGAGTGTGTTTTTGGCGAAGCAGCATTTGTTTTCTTTTTAGCTGTGGTCTGCCGCTTCTTTTTCTTCCAAAATGCCATGGCTTCTCCTTTCATCAAAAATATAAATCTTTAGTTGAACGGAATCTCGTCCGGACCCTCCATGTCGGCATACTTCTCAGCGAATTCATCTTCCTCGATCGTGACATACATCGTCTTCAAATATGCCTTGACCCCCGATTTTTCGTTCTTCGTCCCCTCCTGGATAACCCAGTTATAGGGGCGGATGGTCAGATCCACATTGCGAATCTCCGCATAGTCCAGGGAATCAATCGATTCCTCGTCCAACTGCGTTTTTGCCCGCCTAGTAATCATGAATACCTTGGGCGGAATGTTTTCAAAGCTTACCGCAACCTGAAGATAGTGCCTGGGTTCATCGTCCTCGTCACGCGGGGTAAGAACACGGATGTTCCACCCCTCTTCGGCCAGCCGCTGAGCTAATTCCGGGTCGTCGATTACCACGCAGAAATTCCGGCTTCCAAGTCGGTTGTACCTGCTTTCTTTGCCAGAAAAGTTCCGAAAGATGATACGGGCATTCTCCATGATGATGTTGTCGTTTACTCTTTTAGACATAATGATTCTCCTTTTCTTTTATTAAAATGGTAAATATTCTTCGTCTGTTTCGCTTTCCGGCGGATTCATAATCACGTCCGAGATATCGTATCCAAGACCGCAGTCCATATGGAACATGTCCTCGTTGAAATGTGGACAATCAAAACAAGTCGCAAATTTCGCATCTCCGCAAGGCGGCATCCACGGCGGAACTTCGGTATCGACATCCGCATCATTAGCGCCAAGTTCCTTGATATACGGGTCATCCGAAACGAACCACTCGAAATCGCCATACTCCGAAATGGTCTTAACCGCGTCATCAACCAGCTTATCGTAATAGCTGTGGTCAATATCAGCTTGCTTGTCTAACTCCCGAACCATTTCAGATTCCAGCCACCTGTACCCTTTTGAACCGGTTGCCGCATAGTATTTGCCATCTTTCTCCCGCATCAAAAGTCCGCCACCGCATCCATCCTTAATCGGACAAAACTGACCGATTTTTCCTATGAAGCGGTAATTGTGAGTCGCTGCGTCTTTTTTACAAAGCTCGCTGTATCTTGCTCCTATTTCTTCGTATGTATATCCATATTTAGTCGCGACATCTTCAAGAGATTTCCCGCCAACCTGACTATGCCAAGCCTTGTCGATAGCACTTAATTCCCTTTCTTCTTCGGTTGTAAGTTGCGGTAGACCCTCATTCATGTCCAAATATAAGGCGCTGCTTACGGATTTGGTTTCGCACATATCCTCAAAAGCGATCTCTTCTCCGCTGAATAGCTTCTTGAACACATAAGGAACGGCAAATTGCGTACCGGTAGCTGTCCATTCTCCAGCGTGTTTACCATCCTTGTACTTGGCAATATAAACGGCATCGTTCACCAGACACATCCGGTCATATGTAGCCTCGTGCTCAAATGTGTACCCATACCGTTTGCCGTAGTCCATAACAAACTGGATAATCTCCGGCGTAGCGTCAGGAATCTTGATGGAATCCGTCTTAATATGGGCAACAGTAAAGCCCCGTTCCTGCACCTCATGTTTGAGGTTAATCATGAACAGAGCTCCTCGTTTGGCTACAATATTATCTTTGTTTCTCGGATCGCGGAATGCATTCTCGAACGAAGCAGAAGTGAGACCATATACGGAATTGATTGCCGTCTTCAAAGCATCAGCGAGCTGCTTTGATGTCATTTCGCCATCGATTACTTTCTGAATATAAGGTGTAAGTTTGCCATCCAGCATCGTGTTGACAATATCCCATGCCTCATGCTTGATGCTTACACGTCCCTCAACAATATCCCGGAACGCTGTTGTAAACTTCACCCCAAACAGAACCTCGGCAATAGCGCTGTGCGGATGCATGGATGAAACATCTAGCAACGCCACATTCCCATACATTCCAGGTTCGGCATAGACATATCCGCCTTCTCCGACTTCCTCACCACGATAGGTGGACTTTCCATTTTCGAACTTGTACCCCGGAAAATAGGGCAGAAGACTACCCGCTTCACCGTGTGTCTGCTCCATCATCTCCGGGCACGCTTCTGCAAGGAACGAATATGTTTCTTCGTCTATAGCCGATGCTGGTACCGGTTCTGCCAGATTACGATAATGGAACTGGTCCTGCGGTTTCCGGTTGTTTCCAAATATAATTCTGGTAGTCAGGCTGTTGGTTGTATCATTAACCGTCATGTCTGCCAAATCCGCCAGAATCTGTCTTGCTGTCCAGTCAGCCTTCAGATAAACAAAAGATGCCTCGGTAGCAATGACATCGTTATCGCAATACTCCGCAACCTTTGTCCAGAGTTCTTCCGGTACAGGCTGGTCCCACGGTAAGCCAAGTTCCTGATGATGGGTTCCAGCTTTGATGATTCTGATTTCTGCGTCGGAAAATCCCTTCTTTTTCAGTTCCTTTTCTGTCACGTTTCCCATTTCGATTTCCAGCTTCTTCAGGCTCTTTTTGTTTCCGGCAGAAGCGAAGTCATAAACGTCCGTATAAGAAACATTGTAGGCTTCCCCGAAGAAGCAATTTGCACTGCCATTGATAATCTTCTGGGAAAGGTTATAGAGTTGCTCATTCGAGTAACCCATAAGTCTTGCATATAAAATATGATTATCATACCGGCGACAGTTAAACCCGACCAAACGAAACCGCATCAAATCTTCGATTTCAGCCGGCGTCGGGTTAATCATTCGTACAACCGGCTTTCCCTCGCCTTCGATTTTCCAGTTTACAAGAAACAGGTTAGGGAAGACCTCAACGTCATAAAATATCAGCTTCGCATTCTCATTTTTCACGGCTGTGGACGTGTCGGCGGATTTAAACTGCATCTTATTTACCAACTTGATACAATAATCGGCCTGGTGAGAACTATTCGCTGCAAATGCCAATACCGCATTCCGCATATCTGTGACATCATATTTCAAGTCGCTGGAATATGCATCCTCCAGTATTTTGTAAATAAAGTCGATACTGGGCTTAGTACCTGGATGAATCTCTTTACCCAGATTACGTTTTATCAGTGTTCTAAGCCCTTTCTCGCTTTGAACTGCTTCAAAATTTACCATTTTATTTTCTCCTTTCAGCGGTAAACCAGAGCTAATTGTCGCGATAGGCAGGTTGTTGCATTTCGACAATTTTCGTCTTAATGAACTGTTGCCTGTGAACACCTTAACTTCTATGTGGTCGTCATAAACACGGCTCAGTTTTGCCGGATCTCCCGTATAAATATAATGTAGATGCACTCCACATCCGCTTTTACTGAGTTCCGCGTAAGTAGGCGGCCATTTGCTTGCTTCTGCGATATTCCTCTCTAAAGATTTGTTACCTTCTTCATCGGGAATATCAAAATCGATTACAATATGGTTTTCGGGAACTTTAACATAGTGCAACTGCGAAGTATCCAGAGAGGACAGAGTGGTTTTGACATTCGCCCACTTTTTTCCAGGCGTACCAGCATCCGTTCCGTACTGGGCCGGGCAGGTTTCGCATTCCTTGTCAAAAACGGATTCCTGCTCTTTGAAGTCTATGGATTCCGGTTTGGTTTCCAGATTTTCACCCGCCGGATTTTTTTCGGTTTCGAATTTCTCAGTCCGAAAGCCGGAGTAGTAACTGCGAACTCGTGAGCCATCCTCCAGATTAAATCGCTCCTTGTAGTCCCGAAAATAGTTTTTCAATTCCTCCTTAAAGATTCTTTGAGAGAATGGAAAAGACACCTTTGCTTCATCGCAGTAGGTTTTATACATCTCCCATGCAGCTTTCATCGTCGTTCCGTCTTCTTTCTTGAAAACGTGATACGAATCAACAATAAAGTTGTAGAAATCGTTGGAAGCCCCAAGCATGGCAATCGGAATATAATCGTCATACATGCCCGGAGCGGCTAAATATACTTCCTGACAGTGGTACGCAATCGCCCCCAATTCAAATCCCACCCGTTTTACGATGTCTTTATAATCGTTCGGGTTCAGTTTATTGCCCGTTGGCGAAACATCTATCAACCGCCGAATCAGACCCGATTTCGCGTCCGTAATCTTCACTGGTTTGTTTGTCCCCATAAAGAGAAAACATTTGAACCGATTGGAATAGGTCGATTTAAACTTTTCGTTCACGGTCATAAGTTCATGAGAAACCAGACTGTTGAGTCTCGTGTTATCTTCAATCCTGGACAGGTCGCCATCATGTTGGATTGCCACAAGCGGATTACTCTTGAACGCTTCCAGCGCAAAGGAATTACTGGACGAACCTAATGCTTTGGCATCAAATACCGAGTAATATCCTTCAAAGAGCTGCTGAATGATGTTCAGCACTGTGGATTTACCAGTTCCCGCGGCTCCATACAGCACCATGAATTTCTGCAACCGTTTGGATTCTCCCGACACAATCGAACCAATTGCCCATTCAATTTTTTGCCGCTCCTCCTCAGAATATAGAGTAGACATCAGCTTTTCATAGGCAGACAAATCGCCAGCTTCAAGCGGATAATTCAGCTTTTTACTGGCGTAATCTTTTTTATTGGTCTCTGTGTTGGAAAATATAAGTTTTTCGTCCAGCATATGAAATGAATCCCGCATCTGTTTTTGACAATACTTATGCCAGGAATCAATCATTCCGGATTCCGCGTCCCACATATGCAGGACTTTTATATCGGAGTCAAAGCGCCGGCGGTTTTCTTCTGCATATCTATCCAGTTCGCGGTCAATGAGCTGCAAAGCATCCTGCTCGTCCGTAGACCATAAACCACGTTCCTCAATCCAGATAGCGTAGAAGTCACCACCTCGAATCATCAGATCGGAGCTTTTTTTAATAATGAACTTCGGATAGATTTCTATTACACCACGCTTTGTACTACGTGTTGAAATCATCAAAAAGTCGATCATCGCATTTTTTACTCTCCTTCCGAGCGCTTTAATTCCTCAATCTCATTTCTGAGTTCCTTTATTTTTTTGTTCTGTTCCCGGCGGTCCAGTTCCGCAATAACCACATAAGCAGTGATGGCGCCGACCCAAAGCCCAACATTGCGATTAAACCTGCTCTGATACTTGAGTGTTCTGCGAATTTCTTTAATCGCCGTTTCCGATGACCGTAAATTTCCAAAAATATAACCAAGCATTTCGCGCATCAGCCTTTTCCTCCTTTCATGTCCTTGATAAAACTTTTAACGGTTTCAAACCGCCAATCATCTTTGCCGCCATAGGTGAATATAAACTCCGCTCCATTGGTCTGTCTGACCCGAATGCTGTTTTTACCGTTTGGAAACCATGCGGCGGCGTTCTCGCCCGCATAAAGCGGAAAATATAATTCAAACCATTTATATACTTCGTTGTGAGTCATACGAAACCTCCCAAATTACACGATTTCGTCCAAGTACCAACACATCTGATACCAGATTTCAACCGTCCTTAAATCCCGTCGGCAATGTTCCACCGTAAACAGGCCGCCCTCTCCATTTCGCTTGTATCTCCGGTCTAAGAATCTTTGAACGATTTCCTCCGCATAATCCTCATCAAATCTTGCATCGGTCAGTTTCCTTAAACCAAGATTCTCAATCATACCCCAGAACCATTGTCCGGTCCGATTCCCGATATCCGGGTCGTCCATAATATGTTCTTCACAACGAATAGCGAGGGCGATCATCATCTCCAAAATGCTACAAGGACTATTATCCAAATAGCTTGAAATCATGGCGTTTTCGTATGAATTCTCGTAGCCAAACCGATACCGGAGATCTATCCCATCTTCTTCCCGATTTCCATCCATTTCAATCGTGTAATTAAAATCCACGTTATGAAGAAACCGCAAAAGTTTTTGATAGGACAGACCTCTGGTATACCGGCGGTTGCATACGAGCCGACACATCCAATCGAAGTATTCGCTATTCAGCTCGCTCCTTGTCATCATACCTCCATCTGATGCGGCCTCTGTTTCATAACGTCCGAATAAGTCCTCTGGTCCAGAAGAATTTCATAGTCGCATTTCAGCCTGTCATTTCTGACAAATACCGAATCGTCCTCAAACTCCCCGAAATGGGTCAGAGATTCAAGACCTACAACATTATCCACATCGTCTACTTTTTCATCGTCTTCATCTGCCAGAACCTGGTCCGCATAGTAACTGAGACTGATTCTCTCATAATCCTCAAACTCGCCAAATTCTTCCGGTGAGATTACATAGGGTTTAATCTCCATCGTTTCCTGCTCCTCTTTTTTCTGTTCGGCGCCCACGTTTGAATAGTTGGTATACCCATCCCGTTCCAGCCTTGCAGCATATTCGGTAATATCCGGTTTTTCCTCCGGCTTACCAATCTTTGCCGTCTGCGGCTCAGGAGATATAATCTCAACATCCGTAGCCGATTCCCGTCTGGAAAATATCTCCTTTACCGAATCAATTTCCTCCTGGGCAATCTGTTCATATTTTTTCCTGGTATATTGCCAGGTTACTACGGAGCCAACAGCCGCGCCCAAAACAAACATCACGAACCCTGTTGCTTTACTCATTTTCTTCGTCCTCCTCGTTTTTGATAGTCATTACCGTAAGCGCCAGTCCTCCGAAGAGTAAGGAAACGCTCAGCAGAATACCGCCGGTAATGTGCCTTTTTCTTTTTGTATCCAGCACATAATCGAGCATGGATATCAAATTCCCAATACCATCCACGATTACTGCTCCTTTCCGCCGGATAATACGGCAAGCCCACCGACAAAACAGATTCCGGCCATAGCAGCCAGTGTATAAGATACCAATGTTAAAAAACCGTTCATAAGAATCTCCTTTCATTCATAACTCGAAAAATAATGGTTTTCTACCTGAAACATGGGGACTCCGTAATCGCTGTAGCAACCAGCGGTAAAGAATATAACATCGTAGTTTGTCCGAGTTTCCAGTTCTTCTTGAACAAGCTGACAAATATCCGCCCTTACTTCACAGCGGTCTACACGTCCGTTCCACATTGAAGAAAACTGATACGGCTGATAAATAACATCATAGGCTGTATCAGGAAAATACTCTGAGTCCATACGGTTAAGTATGGTGTCAATTACCAATCGCTTTCCTTTTTCGCATTCTCCTTCAGCCTCTGCCATCGTTACTAACGCTATCAGCGAAATATCTTCCTCCGATAAAAGTTCTTCCTTTGTAACTTCTTCCACATTTGACTCTGAGATTCCCTCTATCGGAATATAACTAACCACCGGCATAGATACCGGAATGATTTCTATTGCCTGTGAATCAGCAGGGATTTCACTTCCGGCAGAGTGTGTAGTGATTGAAAATATCAGAATCATACACAAAGAAAAAGCCGTAGCTATTGCAGTTATTTTTTTCATGTACATCTCCTTAAAAATATCCGGCTGCCCTCCGCCAGTCTTTAGAACCAAACCAAGGGCAGTCAGTCATGTCCTGATATGGATTTCCTGAGCCAAAACCATCCAATCCATCTGTCAGTCACATCAATTCCCAGATGTTTCCGTCCACATTAAAGTCGAGAAGGATAGCCGGATCAGCGCCGTTTACAAAGTCCGAGTAGCTCAGATTATCCGCATACAAACCAAAATCAACATAGTTATCACCGATGGGATGTTCAGCGTCATAAACCCATCCAACAACCTGGCCGGCCTTTGTCGGGGGCAGTCCCAGCATGTCATAAACATCGTTCAGGAAAAGGCGCTTCTTTGCCCGGAGCAAATCGTTGGCATACTTCTCCTGTGCTTTTAGGAACATCAGATTGTATTCATTGTTGTTTTCCCAATGGGGGTTCAGGACACTGTTTCCGTCTTCGTCCATTGTGTACTTCTCAAAGAACCGGGCGTATCCGCTTACATCGGACGGATTTACAACAAAAGCGGTCTTCTTCACTTTCTTTTCCTTGCCGGTTTCCTCGTCAATAACGGTTTCGCTTACCTTTTCCGCCTTGATGTTATACTTCAATTCCCGGTCAATCTCCTTGCCAAAGCGCTCAATGACCCGTTTCCGGTATTCCTTGAAGCTCTTGTCCACCGTCGCATAGGCCGCTGCCAGCGCCACATTCCGTTTACGAAGAATATTGTTCGACGCCAGAATGCTGGTGATGGATAAAGTCCCAAGAGCTATAGCCGGAGCATACAGCTTGGCCAGTTTCACCCCGGTCTGAAGATAGACAACCGACAGATCCTTTTTAGAATCCTCAATCGAGTAATCCTCGCCGGCCTTGGTTATGCCCTTTGCTGTTGCATCGTGGATCTCATCCACATCGTTCTTCGTCTTGTCGATGATTTTTCCGACCTTCGTTGTCGCCCGGCACGCCATAACCGTACTTGCCACAGTTCCAACAATGCCCGCCACAATGAGAATCTCCGGGCTGTGCTTCTTCAACTGAAATCCGACTTTATTGAAGGTTCCGCTTACCTTCGTCATAATCTCTTCTTTTTTCATGGTTAAATAGTCTCCTTTTCCAAATTTTTAAGATGATCGATAAGATGTTGCGTGTACCACATGATTTTCTCCAAATCCTGGATTCCGTTCTTTTTCTTCCAGCGGCACGCATATTTGATGATGTTACCGGTATCCACTGCTTCGATACCCTTGAGGTCAAATGTAAAAGCCTCTATCGCCTGAATCACTTCCAGACCTGTTTCCGACTGATAGTGATCCGGATGGGATACCATTTTATCGTTTGATTCATACATGATAACCCCTCCTTAATTCAGCGGCAGTGCCTTGGGTAATTTGAGAATATAACCATCCCTCACCCGAACAGGCTTGCATCCGCTGATATCCGTCCAGCCGTACTTATTCACGGCATAATTGTTTGTCGATACATCAGCGAGGTCATACAGGTCTCCAACACTGACAACTCCGTATTGACTGATAATGTCGTTCATGGCATCGAGAACGGACTCCGCATCCCCACGGGTTTCAAATATAATGTCATCATAGTCATACCCGCTTCGGGTTCCAGATGAGCGATAATCCCGCCTCCGGTCTGATTCCCTGTCATAGAATTTTCCGTAGGATACCTTGGAAGCGGTTGAATTTTTCTTGGTGCGGCCCGTTTCTCCATACAGAATCATGTCAATCCCGTTTGTCACTATATCAGAGATGGCTTTTTTTACCGCCGGTACCAGCACCTCCATAATGATATAAGATTTGACGTTCCCGACATCCTCGGAGATAAAGACATCTGCGAACTTCTGCATTTCACCTTTCTTTTTTGATTTCGCAGAGCCGGTGATTACTTTCCCCACTTTTTTCTCAGGCAAAGCATCGGATTCTCGCTGTTCCTCTTTTGATTTATGAGAATTCGGCTTGTACTCCTCCATTTACTTTCTCCTTTCCTTAGACAGCAATCAGCTTCCCAGGTAACGTAATTTTCGTATTAGGAAGCCTGTTGTGCTGCTTTTTAAATTGATACACAAGGTTGCTCCTTGCTTTTTTCTCAGACACGGCATAGGTGGTTGATTTCCAACGATGCGCTACACAGTTTTCAAATTCCATAACCGGTCCGTCATACGCATACTGGTTCATATGGCACCTCCTTGCAAAAAGGAAAAGGGAAAGCACCTTGTTTCAGGCACTTTCCCTCGTCCGAACCCTGTTTTCTAATCCTTATTCCGGATTTCCAACACTTTCTCCGCTTACGATAGCTGCTTCCTCGAAGTCATCGAAGTCGTCCTGCATAACCGTCTGCTTGTCCAGCTTGCGGGCCTTGATACGTGCTATCGTCGGGTCGATGATGTACTTACCAGCCACATAGCCGGCGATAAACACCAATCCGAAAACAGCCGCGGTCTTAAATCCGCTCGCGGAACTTGCTTTAACGATTTCCTCAGTAGTGGTTTCCATAACCTCTTCGTTCGTCATTATTTCATTAGCTTCCATTTTTTGTTCTCCTTTCATAGTTAGAAAAATAGGTGGTTCTTCCATTAAAGACATTGTTTTTTTCGCGTATTAGCCGTTGCTGAAATCGTATCTCGGAGCAATATGATACTCGATTACGAGGCAAGGCGTTCCATCGTCAGCCAACTGAGAACTGAATGACACGTCAATATATCCCTGGTCAATATTCCAGCCGAGTTCATCGCCAATGAGAGTCCCGTTCAAACCGATTTCATAATAGAACTCATTCAAAGAAATATACATCTCGTCCCGCATCCGGAGATTAAGCTCGTTGACGGCCTTCTTAATCTTGTCAATATCGGACTTAAAATATCGCCCGGACACCGTATCGTAACAGAGGGTGTTTCCCCGTTCGACGATAACCACTTCGCGATTGCTCACTGGGTTCTTCTCGATTTTGTCCTTGGCGACCGCGTCCCGTATACTCTGTTCTTTCTTCTCTCCGATGGTCTCTACTACTTTCTCCTGATACTCTTTCAAAGCGGACTCCGAGAGTGTATAAGCCGTGGCAAGAGCAGCCCGGCGCCTCATATTTACCGAACTGGCTCCGATTAAACAAGCTATCGAAACGGTTCCTATGACAGCCGTCGGAATATAACAAGCCCATGCAGCCTGAACGGTTTCTTTCGGTGTAAGTTCATTTACCTCCAGCTCATCTTTCTTTTCTTCAATGAGAATTAAAGCCTTTGGTGTAGCCCGGACCGCCAGTACGGTTGTTGTAATCATTCCGGCAATCCCGATTCCGGTTAGAATTTCCGGACTGTGTTTTTTCACGGCAGTTTGCATGTTTCGGATAGTTGCCGCTATTGTTTTTTTGTCCATTGATGTTCTCCTTTCGATTCTGGTCGCACATAAGCGCATCCCCTTTCAAAAATATAAAACCGCCCACAAGGGGCGGCGATTATTTAACCAACCAGAACTCCGGACGAACCCCAAGAGAGTCCGAAGCGTCGCCGTAGCTCGCAGCGCCACCGGTGCTCACAAGAGCGAAAACAGCCGAAGAAACGTTTTTCTTGGCAGCATTACGGAGCCACCACCAACACCAGTCATCTTCAAAATCGCAGACTCTGTTTCCACGCCGCTTCATAAGCTCAAACTGCTCATCGTTATCCGGCTCAAAGTTTTCATAGAAATCGTCGTGACCGAAAATCTCTCCGTATGTAGGAAGCGTAATCTCGCGGATTCTGGTTCTCAGCTTTTCGGGGAATGCCGGCAGAACCGTTTCACGGAGCCACCTGCACATATCCGATTTATCGAAACCGCCTTCGTTGGTATTGGTCTCATTCATTGAATGCCGGGCGATGACCTCGTCAAACAGGAAAAGTATTCCCTTGTCAGTCACTTTCTGAGCCGTAGCCGTAAATTTCCCGAAGCCGCTCAGCCTCACCGTAATCTGATCTCCTACACAAATTTCGTTTGTCTTGAACTGCACCTTTCTTGTTACCTTCATGATTTTTTCTCCTTTCAAATATGCATGTGTTATTTAATTCATAGCTCGCAGAATGTCCAGGATATCTGTGGCTACGTCATGTGCAACTGAAAATATAAAACTGTCGTTCCGTTCATCATGTTCGATACCCGAAAACTCATCTGTTCTCCGGACAAATTCTTCTACAATCTGCATTGGCGGAATATCTGCATGATGTTGTATACTTTTAAGAATTTCCTCGGCCGCCCATCGTCCGTAGCTTCTTTTGCGAAACTCATATTTGGGCCAATTCCTTCCGGGTTCAAATAAATCGAACATATACTCTTCAATTGCTGAAACAACTCGACTATCCATAGGAACCTCTCTCGAATAGAAAAGAAGAGCCCTTGTTAGGACTCCTCAATTTCGTCATCTCTCTTGGCAAGTGCTTCGTTTACCTTTTCTTCAATTTTTTCATCCATCTTCTGTTCGTTGACCCAATCGGTTACAAGCGTTGCCGCCACTCCGATCACAGTCGCCGCCAGACCCAGAACTTTAATCAATTTACTTTTAGTAGTCATAAAGCGATTACCTCCTTTTCATAATAGCAGTTGCAATTTTTGCGAACTACTCAAATTTGTTAAGTGCCATCGTGTCAATGGTTATGCACTCTAGGCCATCTTCCAGAATCGTTTTCTGATTATCGAAATCCAACCAATAGCAATTCATTTCTTCAACCATGTAGCTTATATCCCAACCCATTTCATCGCCTTTGTCTATCCCGTCAATACCAAGAAACGATAGATATTCATTTAAGGAACAGTCGCCTCTTAATGCGAGGTTTCGATTTACATGGTATTGGGCATTTAATACGGCGGCCATCGTCGTGGTAAAATATTTCTTTGATGCAAGGTCGTAGAAAAGTAGCTGCTCGCTCTCAGGGTCCATGTCCATGTTATAAACCTGATAACCCCAATCCTCTGAAGCAACTTTTGCATCTTTAGCCATTTCAGCATGGATTTTGTTATCAGCATCTTCACCATAAACCTTTTTGGCTGCTTGACGGTACTGCTTATAAGATTCATTAAGCATGGCGTATGCGCTCGTCAAAGCCGCCTGATTGCGCTTATCCATTACACCTATGCCAATAATACAGGTTATTGTACCAACCCCTATCAAAACTGAGGGAACATAGCATCGCCAAGTTGTCTGTACAAGTTCCATAGGAGTAAGTTTATCTGTTTCCAGTTCATCCTTTTTGGCTTTAATAAGTTTCAAAGCTTTAGGCGTCGCTCGCACAGCCATCACAGCCGTACCAACAACGCCGACGATTCCTAAAGCAGTTAAAATTGTAGGGGATGATCGCCGTAACCCCGTTGAAAATTTGCTCATTTTCTTCTCCTCTCAAAAGGGGCACAAGGCCCCCAGATTTATTTAACCAACCAGAACTCCGGACGAACCCCATCAGAGGCCGAAGCGTTGCCGTAGCTCGGACGGCCATCGCCGTTCACACTAGCGAAATAAGCCGAAGAAAACTCCCGGTTCATGGTATTTCTGAGCCAACCCCATTCCCATTCATTATGGAGGTATGCTACACGATTTTCCCGTTCTTTCATAAGCGGAAGCTGCTCGTCCGTATCCGGTTCAAAATGTTCATTATCCCATTTGTCCTCGTGACCGAACAACTCGCCAACGGTCGGAATAGATAAATCGGCGATTCGGTTTCTGAGTTCCTCCGGAAACGCTTCCAGAAGCACAGAATCAATCCACTTCTTTAAGTCAGATTTCTCATAGCCGCCTTTGTTAGTGTTTTTGCTGTTCATCGGCCTGCTTGTTACATACTCGTCAAAAATAAACAGAACACCTCTGTCTGTAATTTTGTGAGCCGTTGCGGTAAAGTCTCCGAGTTCTGCCAGAGATACCAAAATCCGATCCCCGACAATGATTTCTTTTGTTGCCATTTCCTGTCTCCTTAATACATTGATGTTTTCCATTTCTTTTTCTCCTTTCAATTTTGTTTTTGATGGAAAATATAAGAGCCGTTGCCGACTCCAAACTTAAGAGAAGCAGATAGGACTCGAACCTATAACTTCCACGGGTGTGTGGCGCTCTACCAATTGAGCTACTGTCTCTCCATAATATAACTTGTAAATTTCGCGCAGAAAGAAAAAGAGCCGTTGTCAGCGGCCCAATTTCCTTTAATTCAAACCAATTTTCTTCAGAATATTCATGAGTTCTTCCTTTTCCAGTTCGGCATCTACATCCAGATGAACATGCGTCTTACCATCGGTAATCGTGGTTTTTATCTCATTAACCTGAATATCAATATTGTATCCGAGCTTTTTTCGTAACACCATCTTTACCAGTTTTGAAATCATATTCGTTGTGAATTTAGACACGATCTTCATTTCGTCCATACTCCTTTTACTCCTTTCAAATTTCATTGATTTTTCCATAAAAGGAGCTGTAAATTTTGCGTCTAAATATCACGTCGGTCAAAGACCGTTTCCCATCGTTCCCTCACGATTGGCTTCATTTTCAGTGCCCACATGATTTGACGAATGGTAACAGTAGGATAAAGGCCGTCTTTACATTCTTCCGCTCGTTCGTCAAAGTATTTCTTAAATCCCGGATGCAAATATAAATCATCCGTCAGCCAGGGGTCAACTTCACTCCACCATGTACTCTTTGTCTCTGCGTCATATCGTTGTTGAATGACGGCCAATCCTTTATTACTAATCTGGAACAAGGTACAACTGTTATAAACCGGATGTTCACAAATATAAAGTTTGCCATACATGGAAAGATAAATAGTAGGCTTTTCATAATGGTATCTCATATCAGCCTCCTGAAAACAAAAGAAAGAGCCCTCGTCAGGACTCCCTCTTGTGCTGATAATTCTTTAATTGTCAAATAGTTTGCATGATGTTTTGCAATGCGGATACGGACCTCCACAGGCTCTGCATCCTGCCGGCGGAATATCGCCTCCATAACTCTTATGTACGCTTGATGCCCACTCTACTTCTTCGTCATCTTCGTACTCGTATTCCATTTCATCCACTTCCCATCCACATGATGGGCAGGCGTAAATATCACATCCACCGTTTGGATCTTCTCTGCGGTCCATTACAGCCCCACATTTGTTGCAAATCGCATACCCGTCATTAAGGTATTCTATCAATTCCATACCTTCGGGTTTAATAATTTTTTGGCTCATAAAGTCATTACCTCCTTGATAATCTGAAAGTAACGGTATAATTGTACGGTTACTCTCTACATTAAGTCAAGAGATAAAGAGCTCTTTTGCATCTCCTTTCCATAATAGGGGCTGTAAAAATCACGCGAAAAAAAACGAAAAGGACATGTTCTTAGCACGTCCCCTCGTTCCGAAACTTCAAATTCCTTATTTCTTTGTCGGTCTAAAACGGTTAAATAATCCTCTGAATGTGGTTGAGGTGTAGGTTCCGTTCTCCTCAAACTTAAATCCTCTGCGCATCCATACCGCATAGAACATCAACGGTAATATCAGCTCCGCTGCCGACATGCCAAGCCTGAAATATCGATCTTTGACCTGCTCTGCCAACTGCTCCTTCTTGAACTGCTCCTCGCGTTCGCGATTCGCCGCCTTTTCGTCGAAGTCCATGGCAATTTTGGCTTCTTCAATTTTCAGCTTATATAATGTCGCCAGATTTTCCGTTGCCGTTAAATGCTCCTTGCTCCCGAATGCCAGAGACTCCAAGCTTCCAAATTCGGCTTCTATCTCCTCATCCAACAAATTCCTGATTTTTTCCATTTTGTTCTCCTTTCGTTTTTGGCTTTTATCAGTTTCCATAATAGGGGCTGTTATTTCTGCGAAATATAACTTTTGAGATTGACTTTCAGGATTACATACTTTTTGGATGTTACGCTGTCTACATCTTTGGACAATTCCAAAAACATAAACGGACCATCCGGGTCGGAAGTATCAATCCGCAGAGTACCGATGTCTAAAGGTCTGTTTATAATTCTGGTTATAATCGAACCTATCACAACCCCGATCGCAAAGATAATTACAAGTTCCATAGAGTTCTCCTTTCAAAAATGTTTTTCCGAATTTCCCACCCGGGAATTTTTCAGATATCAAAATACCATGTTTTTCTGTCACCTGCGTACTGGAATTCTAAGCTAGAATAAAAAGAAAGAGCCATTGCTGGCTCAGTCTTTTAAAAGTCTTGCGATAAGGTATTCGGTTCCGATAATCCCTATAACACAGACACTAATCCAAGGGATAAGTCCTGCTATGTATGGATTTTTGATTTTCATAAAATATCACATCTCCTTTCATAACAGGAGCTGTTATTTCTGCGAACCCTCACCTTCATAGACAATTTTCTTTCTCAAATCCGACCAAGCAATATATCGCTCTTTCCGGCAGACCGGGCAGAAGAATTTAATCACTTTGCCTCCGATGTCCTCCAAATCTTGGATATCGGCTTCTAACCGGCTTTGACAATTTGGGCAGTTGAACCGATATACCTTTTTCACCGCAATATCTACAATTTTCATATCAGCCACGTTCCTTGTTCAGCAGCCAGAAGAAACGTCTGTACAAGTCGTAATAAACATCCTTGCAGCATGGAATATCTAATCTAGCTTTCAAACAGTCATAAGAGATGCCATTTGTTACCGCCTGCAAAATATAAGTTCCAAGCACTGCATCGGTTTCCTCAGCCACCAATTTCACCAATTCCATCCTGTCAGAGTAAAACACCCTTGCCTCTGCGCATCTCGCTGTCGGATCGCCAACATGCTGTTGTCCTGAAAACAGGACCAAATCTGTCGGTCTTTTTGCCAGCCCGTCTAAAGCTAAGTACGCCTTTTTCCAGATAGGGTATTGAAGACAGAAATGCTTCAGCTCATAGTACCGGTGTTTTTCAATCCAATAGGGATTCTTCTCAGACAGCTCCGGCCGTATCGTCGTTCCCATCAGCGTTTCTCTCCTTTCCACAAATAGCCCGTTTCTTCATAGAGGAGCTTCGGAGAAATATAGAAATTGATACGTCCGTACTTCGAATTCATCTCCTCAATATTTGTTACAAGTTTGCCGTTTCGAGTGGCCTTTCCGATTGGAAGCCATCCAGATATGATTCCGGCTCTTACCCAGGATGCATCCTTACCGTACACTCTGGCCGCGACGACCACTGGCACCGAACCCGACTCAAATATAATTTCTTCCATTGGCTCTCGCCTCCTTTCAACGGCTATTCTAGGATAAGAACTGCTTTTAGTAAAAACAACCTCGGTGGTTTAGCAATTACAAGGGAAGCTGTACTTTCTGAGAAATCCACCGAATCATCGTCATCTCACAGGGATAATCCTCGTATCCAATCGTCTCACAAGTAATAAGTCCCTCTATCACGCCTCGGATAATTTCCGCCTCATACTGCTTGTACGGAAAAATATCATCTGGAAGCTCTCTATGTAAATGTCCACATTTGATACAGCGTAATCTCCGAACCTTAATCCAGCTTGTACTTCTTCTTTTTGTCCGTACAATTCTCGGAACGCTGTCGTAGTATTTCAATACCCCGCCGCAATCAGGACAAGTTGATTCATCATGAGTAACCACATATATCACCTCCAGTGTAAAAAAAATAAGTGTAGGAGTAGTTGACAATTCCTACACTATGATATATGATTACTAATGACAAATCAACAGAAACTCAAAGATTTGTCAAGAAAGGAGTGAACGCACCATGCTGATGCAGTGTCCCGAATGCCAACTGCAAGTAAGTGATAAGGCGACATATTGCCCCCATTGTGGCTATCCTATGCAGCCGGATATAAAACCAAGAAAGCCTCGCAAATCCAATAAGCGAAGAAGGCTGCCAAATGGATTTGGACAAATAAGTGAAATCAAAGGACGAAATCTTCGAAACCCATTTCGTGCTATGGTTACAGTTGGAAAAACTCCGACTGGACGGCCTATTTGTAAGCCGCTCAAACCGGAGTCGTACTTTCCCACTTATAACGATGCTTATGCTGCCTTGGTTGAATATAACAAGAATCCCTATGATTTGGAACCGGCCATAACCGCAAAGGAACTTTATGAAAAATGGACAGAAGAATATTTCAAGACTCTGAAGAACGATGCAAGCGCAAGAGCCGTTACCTCTGCATGGGCTTATTGCTCATCTGTCTACGATATGCGAGTGATGGATATTCGGGCACGTCATGTAAAAGGATGCATGGAAGAAGGTATTGCCATCGTCAGAGGAAAAGAGCAGCGACCAAGCGCATCTATGAAAAATAAAATCAAGTCCCTATTCAACCTCATGCTGGATTATGCTTTAGAATATGAGATTGTTGATCGGAACTATTCACGAAGTTTCAATCTGACAGAAGAAACTATCAAAGAGATTCAGACTGTTAAGAAAGAACATATTCCATTTACGGACGAAGAAATCGCGTTGCTTTGGGAGCATGTGGACGATAAGCGATACATTGATGCGATTCTGATTCAATGCTATTCTGGATGGAGACCACAAGAACTTGGATTGATAAGATTAGAAGATGTTGATTTGGAGAACTGGACTTTCAAAGGCGGTATGAAAACAGATGCCGGCATGGACCGAGTAGTTCCAATTCATTCAAAGATACAATCACTGGTACTCAGAAAATATAAAGAGGCGGAATCCCTTGGAAGCGAATACCTTTTCAATTGCACTGATCCAGATAGCAATCGAAAAAATATAAAGTTCACATACAACCGGTATCAGAAAGGCTTCACAAGAATTCGAGACGAGCTGAAGTTAAATCCGGCTCACAGACCACATGACGGACGAAAGCATTTTGTGAGTATGGCAAAAAAATATGGCGTCGATGAATACGCCATTAAATATATGGTCGGACACAAAATTTCTGACATCACCGAAAAAGTGTATACCGCACGAGAATTTGACTGGCTGAGAGAGGAAATAGAAAAAATAAAATAGAATGTCTTTTGTGTAGGAATATTGGTATAGGAGTGGTGCAGGAATAATATACGATTTACATACATTTTCCTGCTTTTTACCACTTCTAACCGCTTTTAAAAGTATTGATTTTACTGGGTTTCTTGCCAGTAGCCAACTTAGGAAGTTTCTATAATTACTCTCTTCTATACAAAAGGGCTCTCTCACGCTTCTGCAGTTCCTTTCATTTCTTATCAGGAATATCCAGCTCTCCCTTCCAAAGTTTCATCTCTTGATCCCAGGTAACTTTATAGAAAACCGGAAAAGCCAGCTTTAACCTGGAAAGCAGCTCGGTTAAGTCAGTGTTTTTTATCGTTCCCGCCTTTGTAAAATCATGAGCATTTTTGCCCTGTGGATTCAATAGAATTGTACGACAGTCACGGCTCATGATAATCTCTATTTTTCTGCTTTGAATTTCCTTTTGCAGCATGGAATTCAGCCGCAGTTCACCTTCTTTTGTAATAGTAATCCTTTTTTCTTGATTTCTACGATTCTGCGGCTTTAAGACAAAGAATTTTTCCCAATCTAACTTTAATTCCCTATCTAAGTCCGAAGAGGTATCCTGTGCTTTTTTCTGCCCTGTGTTAACCCGGTTTATATCTGAGAAAAGTTCTTTTTCTATTTTTTTCTCTTTCTGGGCCTTTTTTATTTTTTGTCCTTTTTTTTCTGGTTCTCCAGGCTGACTATCCTGTACATCTTTTTTCAGCTTTTCAGCTTTCCAATATACCCCTTTTTCCTCCCCACTATCCAGCACCCCCTCTTTTTTCATACTGAACAGCACGTTGCTGATGGCATTTCTTTCAGGATTCAGATCAATTCCAATTTTTTTACATTCTTCACGGATTTCTTGAATATGATGTTTTTCGCTGTCCTCCATAATTTTAGCCACCACTTTTCTGATCTGATCATACTTTGTCAT